TCATCGGTCGTCCCCCGGCAGCAAGGGCGAGCGCGCAATCAGGTTTTTTGAACGGCCCCATTCCACGGCTTCTTTCAGGATTTCGACCTCCAGCGTCTTCTTCCCGAGTAGCCGTTGCAGTTCCTTGATTTCCTTGATGGCGGCGGCCAGCTCAGATGCCGGCACAACGCTTTCGCCTGCCTTCACCGCCGCCAGACTGCCTTCCTGGTATTGCTTGCGCCAGCCGAACACCTGGTTGGCATTGACGCCGTGCCGACGTGCAACGGCCGACACCGACGCTCCCGGTTCCAATGTTTCCTGCACGATGGCGATTTTTTCTTGCGCCGTGCGCCGACGACGGCGCTCCGGCTCGGTCAGAATTTCGATGCTTTCCACGTAATGACTAGGCTTACTGATAGGCACAAGACTATCCCCTATTTTAAGAGAGTCCTCGTGTCCTCAGATACGTGGGGCCGCTCCACTCGGTCATTTTCAGACGCTTGTGGCCCAACTGAAGCTGCGCTGCACGAATATCGCGCCGGTCCGTCCATCTCTGCTTTCGGCCGCAGATCCTGAAACTGAAGCAAGTTTTTGCGCGCTTGAGTTGCCAACATTGGGAATTGACCGACCGCTTATCGAGTGGAGGCGACGCTTGAATGTCCGAGCGGCGGAGTGGGCGAATGCCCGATCCTGGCCGGCAGCAGCCGGATATAGGACGCACGCATCGTAGACGACAGTAAAGTTCGACGACATCTAATCAATATACCATTCCAAGTTTCTGCGCTTGAGCCGTCAGCTCAGCCAGTGCGTCGAGACGGTTCGCATCGGTCTTGTTTTTGTACTGGATCAGATCCAGATACATCACCCGTCGATGCGTATTTACATTTCGGAATGGGATCTCTCCCTGCTCAAGAAGTTGAACCATGTACGGACGCGAGACATTTAGAAGGTCGGCGGCTTGCTGGGTCGTCAATTCGGCATGGATTGGAATGATCGACACCGCATTGCCATTTCCGATCTGGTGCAGGATCTCGTCTAGCAGCCTCAACGCCGAAGTCGGAAGCGTGACCGTATGCGACTCTCCCTTCTCATCCTGGAAAGCGAACTGCTGAGTCTCGGCGTGGCTGTTCACGACCGTGACCAAATTCCGCCGCGACTCGCGCGCGAGCTCGGCCTCATGCTCGGACGGGAGGACCGCAGGAGTGACAGTGGCGTTCATGATCTATCTCGGCGATGTCAAGCAAAGTGTCGGCACGAAATATTTGACACATCGACCAATTCGAAATATCCGAAATATAAGGAAGGCCCCTATATCCGTCACTCATAAAAAGCGAACGAACATATGCCGGCTGCGCGGCAACCCAATCGCGGTGCGCGCGCTGAACTACTCTCAACATTCCAAGCAAGGGACAAGAACTGACCGAATGACCAAGATCGCGCCGGCGCAAGGGCCGCTGGCAAACTCGGGCTGCCAAAGCAACTTTTCCCGCTCATATCAGCACCCAATCCACCGACGTACCTGCAAGCGTCATCCGAATGATGCATGGGTCTTCTGCCTTATATGGCTCTCGTCAGCTGCTTATTCGGGTCAAATCGCGCAGATGTTCGCCGATCCGCCAGAACATTGTAAGGTTCAGCGCGGTAAGGACTCCAGTGTTGGCCCAACCTACGACTGCTCGACCATAGGTACTCAAGGTCGCGTCGATTACAGCGGTGAGTACCAGCGATGTAATAAGGAATTTCCATCCGACGGTAACGGACAACGGTAAATAGCGCGGAAGAAATTGCTCGCCACTCTTGCCGTTGCATGAAAACAGGTAGAGGAGCCCGCCGATGGTCGTTGCGAAGCTTAGCCAAGTGCCCGCGAGGGCCCAAGGCGATAAGAACAGCGCAGGCACGGAACTACCGATCGAAAATTGAAACCAGTCGAATACGAAGATCGCAAAAAAGTAGTAAAACGTCGCACGATCCGAAATATCGCGCTCAGTTAGTTTGCGCTTTACGTGGCGAGTGCTCCAGATCAAGCGATAGTCGATATGCATAGAGGTTAGGCCACAGAGTCGCTTCTGAGTTTTGTACAGGCACCGGGTGCCGCGAAAGCTTACCGCAAAGTGCACAATTTGCCACTACCAAATCGCATCAGTAAAGGCCACATATGATTGGAACTGCAAACAGCACCAGTTCCGGCTGACTGCTCGTGGCTGGTAGCAGTCCAATCGCGATCGACGTCTTCCGACCCACCGCAGCCTTTCAGGAGAAGCCGCTCAAAGTCCACTTCAAAGTTGATTTGAGATGATCACTGGCGATATATTGACCTACCGATCGGCCTTCTTGGCATACTATTTGGACCTACCCGTCTCCGCTGGATCCTGTGGCTTGTGCATGCGCGACATAATCGCATGCCCTTCGGCATTCACCGTGATCATCGACATCGTGAGCAGGTCGTTCCCGTTCGCGCCTTTCAACGTCCGCCAGATCCCTGCAATACAATACGGACGCCAACCGGTCACGCCGATTCGATGCCAGACATTTCGACCGGTCTCATAGCACGGTTCGTAAATCCATTGCGTCGGAATCAGACAGCGGCGACCTGCCCGCCACGCCGGCCCGTATAGAAGCGATCGCCCGAGGTTGTCGTCGCGCACGTTCATTGTGCTACGCATGATCGGCGGCGCTTTGCCCTCGGCCTTCGCCTTCTCTATGTTCGCTTTCTGCAAGGCGCGCGGCCAGTAGCCGAATCCGGCGAGCAGCGCCTCGACGCGTCCATCGACCCTCGCCACGATCGGCGCAAGACAGTCTGGATAGACCTCTGGATCCCACGGCGTTCGCCGCCAAAGGTCACGCAGCGCGGGAAGCTTCAGTTCGGAGAGGCCTTCGGGCTCACTCGGCGCGCGGTAATTCGTACACATTTCCGCCCCCCGTTTTCGATGCTTGACCAATACATCCTACTCCGCGATATACTGGATGCCCATACAGTATTTTTCGTATGATGAAACCTCGCTGGGCGTACATTTGGGAGTACGGCTTCGCAGGAAGCCGGGAAGTGCTGCGCACCCCGATCGAATTGACGCGCGACGAATTCGAGGCATGGGTTGACGAAGATCCGCGTGCGTCTGGTCTCGTGCACGCTGCGCCGTTAGAGCACACCAAGATCGACCGCAATCGCGTACCGCTTCGAAACGCGCGTTTCAGGTACAAAGCCGCGATGCCCGAATTCGACGCGCCGAATACAGAGGAACTGCGCGCCATGTGGCGCACGCACACCGATCCGGAGGTCCGTTGCCTGCTTCTCGAGATCGTGATGCTCCGAAAGTCCCTCACTGAAATCAAGACATGGGTCGACAGGGTCGACCAAGAGGTGGTCGACAAGGGGCCGTTCGGAGGCCCGCAAGGACACTTTCAGCGACTGCGCCATCTCCTCCGACGGGAGATGCAGCGCGCGGGGATGATGTGATGACGATGACGTACGACGATGAACTTCGCGAGTTCGGCTGGACCGCCGTCAGCTCATATGGCTATACGCACAAGAGCGGATGGTCGATCGGCGTTTATCGAGTTCGGGACCGTTGGGTTACGCTTCTTTGGGATGCGCATTCGATTTACGACGAATACAGCGATCCGCTCGCAGCCGCCAAGCACCACGCGTCATTGACGTCCGACGATGAGGAAGACACGCCGACGCGAGATGCCGCACAACTGACAGAACTGACAGGTGTCGCGACAGCACAACCGTAACAGTCGCCCGCCGGGCGCGCTCGATGGTAAATTTGCACGCAAATTTCCATGAGAGGGCCCAGTGGCCAAGCGCGCGATAATCTGCGTCGGCGACACGACGACACACGGCGGCAAGGTGCTCGAAGGCGCGCCGACGTTCACGCTCAACGGACGCAATGTGGCCGGCGTCGGTCACAAGGTACTTTGCCCGCGTTGCAAGGGCATTTTCCCGATCCTCCCCGACTTGCTCGGCCGCCGCTACCCGCACACGATCGGCGAGCGCGACACCGCCGTCGAGGGCATGCGCACGGCCTGCGGCGCGGAGTTGATCGCATCGCAGGGCACCGGAACGATCGACGACGTCGGCGCGGGCGAGCGCGGGGACGGCGGCTCGCCCGGCGGATCGGCAGCCGCGGCGGCGGCCGTCGCCCCTTCCCCCACGCTCTGCCTCGAATGCCTGAAGGCGGCGGCCAAGAACGCCACGACGATGGTCGCACGCGGATGATGACGCCGCCGAATATCAACGCGCATTTCGAGATGCGCCGCCAGCAGATCACGCTGCCCGCGCGGCTCTTCGCGGTGGTCGACGCGCTGCTCTTCGCCGAAGCGTCGGACGCCCCGCCGCTGCGTCGCGCGAACTATTCGATCGCGCTGTTCGACCGCACGCCCGATGCGTCGCTCGCCGAGCACGGCCCGTGGCTGATCGATTACGCGCTCGCGCCGGGGCCGATTCGGCGCGTGCTCGCCGAGCTCGCGGCCGGGCCGATCGGGATGTCGTGGCTGATCAGCGCGTATCCGTTCGAGCGGCTGGCCGCCGAGTTGCGCGAGCACCTCGACGTGCGGTTGCCGGACGGCCGCACCGCGCTGCTCCGGTTCTACGACGCGCGCATCATGCCCGACATCGCGCGCGTGATGAGCGACGCACAGCGCTCGCAATTCTTCGTCGCGACGTACGACTGGCTCGTCGAGATCGACGGGCGGCTGACCGGAGTGCATCCGCATGCTTGAACTGAGCGCAGAACAGGTGGCCGGACTGGCGCAGATCGACGAGCGCGGCTTCGTCGAGCGCGTTCGGCAGGATCTCGTGAAGGAGAATCCGGCGTTTGCCGACGACGGCGGCTTGTCGTCCCGCCTATGGACCGCGTATCGCGCCGCACGCGCGCTCGGCATCGAGCGGGACGAGAACGTCGTCGCGTTCCTGAGGCTCGAGGCGTACGCGCCGGGCTTCTACGAGAAGCCCGCGACAAAGGCTTGGCTCATGCGCCCCGGCCGTTCGGCCGACGCGCGCTTTCATGACTATCTACGCGTCATCAAATGGCGTATCGAACATCCGGACGGAGGGCTGGAACATGGCGGGATTGGTATTTCCGGTAATAGAAGCGGCGGCGGTGGAGCTTGGGCCGATCTTGGCGCGCGTTGGCGTCGCCTTGTTGGGCGGAGCGACGGTGGCGGGAACGGCGAGTCTGTCGGGTGACACGCCGAAGGAGGACAGCAAGGCGACGCCGGATGTGCGGGCATTGCCGCGCACCGGCGAAAGCTGCAAGAAGTGTCCGCCCGAACAAACGGGCATTCCTGTACGCCGCCGCTATCGGATGAATCGCGAGCCTCGAGAGTACCAAGGAAGAATCACTGGCCGCCCTTACAGCATCGAGGAAGGGTGGAGCGAGGAATGGAACTGGTGCAGCGTCGACTTCGATGGCTTTCGGAGCGACGAATGTCTGCTACAGGAAGCAAAGGGCAACTATGACCAGTTCTTCAGCCGCAGTACGAAGAAGCCTTTCAGGTGGTTCAAGGGACTCAGTAAGATTACTCGCGAGATCGAGGTGCGAGCGATGGTGATACACGCGAACCCGCCGACGAAGCTAAAGTACTATTTCCAAACACCGCTCACGATGTCCTATTTTCGGACGACGCTTGCGGAAAATGGCATCCCTTTCGTTGTTACTGGTTGAACATGAAAATTACGTCCCGATTCAGAGATCCCCTGCACGACGCGGCTGATTTGGCCGTGGTTTTTGAGCAACTCGGAGCGATTGCAAAGGCGATTCACGCACATGCATCCACTCTATCGACATGGTACTTGACTGGCGATACGAAAGAGGAAGCGCACCTTTACCCCGCCTTCGAAAACTGGAAGCCGACCACACCCGCGCTGGCTGTCCTGAAAACGGAGTTTTCGGATGCGCCCCATCAGCCGCAAATCATATCGCTTTGGGACGGTGGCGACGATGAGAGTACCGGCGCAACTCTGACCTTTCTCGTTGCCGCAAAGGAACGCCCGAAGAAGATTGAAGCGGATTTCAATGACGAGGCCATATTTAGTGCCGACCAAGCGATAGACGTCGTCAGAGACATCACTCAACTGACGTCCCCGGCTTACGTCACCGTCGAGCCATTCGGGTACGTCGACAAACAGGTGTTCGACGATAAGCCCGGCGTCGGCTGGATGCTCTACTTGCCGAAGGTCATCACGCAACAGCAGGTTCCCGAGGCCCGAGCGCTGCTTCCCGTACCCGCCAAGGGCAAACAGACCGGCACGATCATCGTCAGCGTCACGGACGCCCCGTTCTCAGTCGACAATCCCGAGCACGTGGCGATCGCGAACCGCATCGAGATCCGGCTCGTCGATCAAGACCTGCTCCCCGCCTACGCCGAGATCTGAACCAGCCGGCGCGAGTACCGCGCCGGCTGCGCTCGTCAAAACAACCCGACCGGCTCCGCTGAATCGTCCCAACTAAAAATGATCAGCTCGCGGCGCTCGACGCCCTTTCCGCCGCCCACCGTGTACTGAATCGGCACGCTCTCGATATGGAAACCGGCGAACACCCGCCGGATCTCCGGATGGTCGTTGAGGCTGACGATCGCCCGTCCCTTGATCGACCGCAGCCGCTCGGCCATCTTCTCGTACTCCGCGAACGGAAACGCAACGCCGTAGCCTTCGGTCTCGAAGTACGGCGGATCGAGGTAGAACAGCGTGTGCGGTCGATCATAACGATCGATGCAGGTCGCCCAATCGAGCCGCTCGATGTACGCATTCGCAAGGCGAATATGCGCCGCCGATAGCTCCTCCTCGATGCGCAGCAAGTTCAGGCCGGGCGGCGTAGTCGTCGCCGTTCCGAACGTCTGCCCTTCGAGCTTGCCGCCAAAGCAACTTTTCTGAAGGTAGTAGAAGCGTGCCGCGCGCTGGATATCGGTGAGGGTTTCCGGGACCGTGTGCTTGAGCCATTCGAACACCTGCCGGCTCGTCAGCGACCACTTGAACTGACGCACGAACTCTTCGAGATGGTGCTGAACGACGCGATAGAGGTTCACCAGCTCGCCGTTGATATCGTTGATCACCTCGACCTTGGCCGGCGGCCGCATGAAGTAAAGCGCGGCCCCGCCCGCGAACACTTCGACGTAACAGTCGTGCTTCGGAAAGCGCGGGATGATGTGATCCGCGAGACGACGCTTGCCGCCGATCCAAGGAATGATGGGACTTGCCATTGTGAAAGCCGTTTTTAAACTTGGTGTAGAATCCGGCCCGCCTACGTAGGTAAGCAGGGCCTTGGCCAATTCACTGGCGTAGACAGTGGAAAGGCGGCCGGCGCGCGTGTTACCGCACGCACGACGGTCACGCCGTCACGGTCGTCGAACTCGATTTCGCACTCGTCCGCCTCGAGGCCCGGCTTGTCCGTCGTCCGGATCCGCAGCACGCGATCCTGAATCGTGCGCGTGATGTCCGCGCCGTTCGCGATGATCTGGAATATCGCCTGCATCGCCCGCCGTCGCGCGAAACCCGCGCGTCACCTCGCCGACCTTCGGGCTCAGATCGGTCGCGACCGACAGCGCACTGCTCGCGCCGTTCAGCAGCTCGGCGGCTGACGTCAGGTTCCCCGTCGCGAGCTTCGTCAACGTGTCGACCGTGTTCTGGCTCGCCGCGCGGTTGCGCTCGTAGACACGGCTCACGTGCTGCACGCGCTCGGCCGCGATGCTGGCCTGCGTCGCCGCCTGCGTGATGCTCTTCACGAAATCCATCGGCGCTCCTACAGATGCGGCGCATCGAACAGCGCCGACCGGTTGTTGTTGTTCATCGATTGGGTCATCGCCCGTTGGATCTGCGGATTGATACGTGCGAGCAGCCGGTCAGCCATCTCCTGATCCGAGCCGCCCTCCAGCTTGATGTTGAAGACCGGCGCAAAGCTGTTTTGCTGCTCGACCTTGAACGCGCGCCGCTCGGCAACGCCGGGCTCGACGAGCGCTTTCGCGTTCGCGACCGCGCGAGCGGCTTCGGGCGTGTCGCCGCGCTGCTGAAACGCCCATCGCGTGAGTGCGCCGAGCAGCTTCTGGCCGGCGAAGGTGCCGATCGCCCCGCCCGCGACGCCGCCGATCGCAGCGCCAAGCGGCCCACCGAACGCGCCGATCGACGCGCCGAGCTTCGCGCCGACGACACCGCCCGCGAGACTGCCGCCGATACCCGCGAAGTTCTCGGCCTTCCGCGCGCGTGGATCGTCGCCGGCCGCGACCGCGTATGCGTCCTTCGCGGCGAGCCCCAGCTTCAGCACCGTCCCGGCGAGCGCGATCTTGCCGGCATACGGCAACACGCGGCCGGCAATCCCGCCTAGCGCCCGGCCAAGCCGCCCGAAGCGCCCGGCCTTGCCCGCCCTGCCGCTCGCCACACCTGCCGCACCCTCGATCAGATCGCCGACCGATCCGCCGCCGATGCCGCCGCCCGGCATGTTGACGACGAAGACACGCTGCACGCCGCTGGCCGCCGCGCCGAGCGCATCGAGCGCCTGCCCACCGCGCCCCGGCTTCGCTCCCTTGCCGCCCTTCTCGCTGCGCTCGCCGCCTCGCGCCAACCAACCACCGCGCGCGACATCGAGCACGCCGCGACCAATCGACCACGCCGCACGCGCACCGCGATACGCGATCGCCGCGCCCGCGACGCCGATGACAGCCGCCGCCGCACGTGGCGACGCATCGACGATATCGCGCACCTTGCCGCCCGCCTTCTTCGCCTGCTCGCCCGCAATATCCGTCACGGGACGCAGTGCGTCGCCGATGCTGCGCATTGCCTCGTCCCACTGATCCGCAACTTCTTTCCAGATCTGCTTGGACGCGTCGCGGCGGTCTTTGAGATCCTTCTCGATCTCGCCGCTCGCCGATGCGGCGTTGCGCTTCAGATTCGAGTACAGATCGGCGTTCTGCAAGTACGCGGTGAGCGCCGCCTTGACCTGCATGTCATTGAACAGGTCGCCCGTCTTCATCGTTTCTTCGAACGCGCGGATCTGTTTCTGACGCTTGGCCGGATCCAGCTCGGCGTTGATCGACTTCGCGGCCTCGGCCAACTGCTTCGCCTTCGCCGGATCGACCCGCTCGATGTACGCGCGCGCGAGCACGAACGACGCTTCGAGCGTCGACCAGCCCTTGCCGACCGCTTCCTTCATCTTGGCTTCGTAATCGACACCGGCTTTCTTGTAGTTGCGTTCCGTCTCGCCCGAGCCGATCTTCGAGAACCAGTTCTTCAGGTTGTTTGCGGCTTCGTCGGCGTTGCCCGCCGTCTTCATCTGAACCTGAAGCATCGCGCCCAGCTGCGTCACCGAATCCTGCCCCGTAATGCCGATCTTCTTCATTTCGGCGAGCAGCACCGGGAACCAGCGGGCCATGTCGACCGACTCGAACGAGCCTTCCTTGCCGAGATACGCGATCGCTTCCAGCGCCTTGAGCATCGCGGCCGGATCCTTGATGTCGGCGTTCTGCTCCAGCGCCTGGATCATCTTCGCCGTCTCGACGCTCGTCGCGCCCTGACCGATCGCGAACTTCGCCACAGCCGGCGCGAAACCGAGCGCGCGGTCGACGTCCATGCCGGCCGCCACCATCTGATTCACCGCCTCGGCCAGCTCGTTGCGGTTCATCCCGTTCGCCGTCGCGTCTCGGCGAATCCGGTCGGACATCGCGCGCTCTTCGCCCGTGCGCGCGATGCCCGCCTTGATCGCGATGTCGCGGATGATCGCCTGATACTGCGCCGACACCATCGTCGGCACCGCGATCGCGGCGGTCAGCTTCATCGAGTCGCCGACCGCGCCGCGCATCGCCTCCCGGCCGCCGCTCAGGCGCTCGTGCCCCATCGCGCGCAGTTCAAGCCCGCGCGCGGTGCGGCCGAGCCGCGCATACGCGCGATCGAGCCGGTCGACCTCGATGCCGGCGTCGCGCAACGTCCGCAGATTCGAATCCAGCTTGCGCCGGATCGTCTCGGCCGCGCTGTCGCCCGCGCGATGCAGGCGGCGGAACTCATCCTGTAACTTGATCGTCTCGCCGATCTGACGCTGCCACATGCCCTTCTCGGCGGCCGTCTTGCGCAGCCCGACGATCTTCGATTGCGTGTCGGAGATCGCCTTGCCGAACGTCGCGGATACCGCCCCACCGATCACGATCCCCAACGCGATTTCGCGTGCCATCTCCGCTCCCTGTCACATCAGTCCGTCAACCACCACACCAGATCCTCAAGCGTCAGATCGTCGACCGCCTGAGGGCTCACCGCGCACTCACGCAGCAGGCGCTTCGCCATCGCCTTGACGGTCTTTTCGTGCAATCGGGCTAGGGGTTCGAAAGGAGTCGTACGCGCGTTGCATCGCCACGTAATCGGCCATGTCCATCTGCTCCAGCTCGTCGGGCGCGACGTCGGCAAGCATCGCGAACAGCGTGATTTCGCGCAGCTCGTCGTCGTCCTGTGCGCGCTTGCTCGCGCCGCGCACGTCGCGCACCTTCGGGCGGCGCATCGTCAGCGTGTCGCGCAGCACGCCGTCGAGCGTGATCGGGTATTCAAGCTTGATCGTGATCGTGTCCATCGTGTTTCCTCGAAATGTAAAAAGGGGCGCACGGTGCGCCCCTCAGGTTCAAAGTTGCTTTGCCGCGCGTCACATGCCGAGATCGCGGCGCACCTGCGCGAGTTGGTCGACGCCGTCGATCACGCGCACGAAGCCGAAGATGTCGATCTCGTGCATGACCGAGCCCGCGATCTCCAGCTTGTAGTAGTTCAGCGACGCGGCGTATTTGATTTCCGCCTTCTCGCCCGGCTTCCACGAGCCCGAGTCGACTTCGGTCAGCATGCCGCGCATGTGGACGGCAACGGCTTTCGAGCCGCCCTTGATGTCGCGAAACGACCCGCGAAACGCCGCGTTGAACGCGGTGCCGTCCGCGATGCCGAAGAACTTCAGCACGTCGCGCTCCAGCGACGACATCGCGAACGACGCTTCGAGCGCCTCCATGCCTTGGTCGGTCTTCACCGCCGCATCCATGCCGCCCGCGCGGTAGTCGTCCGTCTTGATCTTCAGCTTCGGCGGCGTCACCTCGGTCGTGCGTGCTGCAAAGCCGCGACCGTCGACGTACATCGCCAGATTGAAAAGCGTTTCCGGAACCAAGGTTCACCTCCTACGATTGAGTATCGAGCACTTCCGTGAGCCACTGATTCGTGACCTCGAAGCGGAAGATCGGGTTTTCGGCGGGCGGGACGTCGGTGAACCGGATGTTCCAGTACACCTTGCCCTGTTCGAGCTGGCTCGCGCTGTTCAGGCGCGGATCCGCGTAGACCTCGAAATTGATGATCGCGCCCTGTGCGCGCAGGTCGCGCATGAACGCCTGCAGCCCTTCCGTGACGTCCTTCACGTAGGTCGCCGTGATGCCGCGGTCGACCGCCCACTTGTGGCCGGCCTGCACCGCGTCCATGACGATGTCGAGCGTGCGCACGCGCGTGACGAACGACCATTTCGGATCGGCCGACAGTGTGCGGTTGCCCCACAGCCTGAAACCACCGTCGCGAATGATCGTCGTGACGAACGCGTTGTTCAGCAGGTTCGCGCGGCACGTCTCGTCGCCGTCGAGGAACTCGATCGGCCGGCTCGTGCCCGTGATCCCGACGATTTCCTTGTTCGACGGCGACGCCCAGAAGCCGATCGCGGCGTCCGTCTGGCAGAACATGCCGGCCGCGTACGCGGACGCCGGCGCATCGGCGTCGACGTTCGCGCCCGTGTCCCAGTAACGCACGCCCGGATCGACTAGATACAGCCGCTTGCTGCCGAAGTTCTTTGCGTAGGCGATCGCGGCCTCGTCGTCAGTGTTCGGCCCGTCGACGATCGCGACCGCGCGCAACTTGTTCGCGAGCGCGTCGGCCGCCGTCGCCACCGCCTGCTTCGACGTATGGCCCGGCGCGATCAACAGGCGCGGTTGCAGGTTGAACAGCGATTTCCCATCGAGCAGCGCTTGCAGGCCAGTCCGTCTGCCGGCCGCCGAAACGCCGCCGATCACGTCGGTCGCGAGCTGCGCGGCGTCGCCCTTCTTCTCGACGCCGACCGCGACGATCGCCGCCTTGCTCTGCGCGAAGATCGCGCGCGCGGCTCGCGCGACGGCGCTGTGCTCGCCGAACGCCTGCGCCGCGTCGTGTTCGCTCGTGAGCCGCACCGGAACGTCCGGTTGCACGAGATCCGCGCCCGGCGCGTACGTATCGACGAGGCCGACCACCGACGACGACGGCACGGCGATCGTGCGCGGGCCGACGTCGACGATCGTCGTCGTGACGCCGTGATAAAACGAGGTAGCACCCATTCAGGTCTCCAGAAAAGAAAAAAGCCGCTTGGGCAAGCGACTTCGATTGCGAGTGAGTAGCGATGCCTATCGTCGCGTCGACGCGTTACGCTCGCCGGCAATCTCGGGTTGCTCGGGCCACGTCGGCTCGTGCCGGGTCAGGTCGATCCCCTTAACCGCACGCGTGTACGCGATCCATGCACGGGCCTGCTGCGCCTCACTGTCGGTTGCGTCTCCCAGCATGATCGCGGTCTGTAACGGCGTCAGGGCGACGCTCGCGCGCTCCAGCAGCCGATCACGCATCGCCGTATTGCTCACGATGATCTGTTCGATGGTCGGCGGCGGCGGATCCAGCAGCACCGGCACGCCGCTATCGTCCAGCGCCATGCGCTTGCCCCGCGACTCGCCGTCGAGCAGCATCTTCCATTGCTCGTCCGTGATCTCGGTGCACGTCACGCCCGCCGGCGCGGGGCTGTCCACGCTGTCGTAAAACGCCGTGATGAAATTCTTCGAATCATGTGCCGCGAATTTCTGAGCCACTGTCCCACTCCTGAGTCAAAATCCAATCGCGAAATAATTGCCGCCTACGCCGCCCGACATGCCAGCGTTGTTCTGGCAACTCAAGGTCGCGCCGGTCCTGAATGCGGCGTAGGTCTGCACCGTGAAATTGCCGATCGAGCCGCCGCCGATCGTGGGCGACAGCCCCAGACACGCATTCGGGAAGGCAATCGGGAACGTCACTGTGGCGTTGGGATTACCCGTGCCTGACGACATGAAGCTGCCCCACTGCAAAATCAGCCCGTTCGGGAATTTCGAGAATCCCGGTATCGCCAGCGTCGCGGCGAACAGGTTGTCCCCCTTGAGGGCAGACGAACCCATGAGAATCTGCCACACGCCCCCGTTTCGGACGACCAGCGCGGGGGCCGGCGACGTCGGGGTCGGCCCCGTGACATACGACGCTCCCACCGCGCTGCCGCTCGCGTTGTAAATCACGTCGCTGCCTTGCGTCACGATCGTGCCCGCCGCAGCAATAAAGAACGCCGCGCCCTCGGGAACGGTCGAGACCAACGGAAGCGTGACGGTCGGCGACTTGGTGCTATAGACGACCATCCCCGCCTGTCCGGCTTTCAGCGTGATCGCGCCTTCCGCATCGACCGCTCCCGAGAAACTGCCGAGCGCACGCTGCACGAATGCGGTCGTCGCGAGGCGGGCCGAGTTGTCGAACTGCGACGCGGTCGACCAATTCGGACCGGCCATGACCGACGAGAACGGCAACTGCGCGCTACCGCCGGCTGCGATCCACTGTCCTGGCGGGACAGCGACGAGGAGCAAACTATCCCCGAGCGTCAACGTCGCGCTCGGATTCCCTCCGTTCAGGAGAATCGAATCGTTGCCGTCGCGAACGATCGTCAAAGGGGCGTCGCTGCTGTTGTTGAACAGGAACGTGCCCCCAAGCGGCATGGTCGACACGGCCGGCAAGGCGAACGTCGCCGCAGCGCCTCCCCAGAAATTGATGCAGCTTCCCGCTTGCGATGCCGTGAGCTTCTGCGACGAAATGTATGACGCGAAATTCACATTCCCGAGCGCGCGCCTGACGAACTCGGTGGTCGCCATTCTCGTACTGCTGTCGAGCGGAGCTGGCGTGGTCCCTTTCGGTGCGCCAGTGAACGTCGGGGAATCCAGCGGCGCCTTCTGAGACAATGCGTTCGTCATCGTCGTCGCGAAGTTCGGATCATTCCCGAGCGCTTTCGCAAGCTCGTTCAACGTGTCGAGCGTCGACGGAGACTGGCCGACCAGATCCGCCAACCGCTGCGAAAGATCGGTTTTCGTCGCGTATTGAGGATGCGGATCGACGGCGGACGCATGCGACTCCTGCTGTTGCTTGAGGTACTTCGTGCGATTGGCCAGTTGCTTCGCTTGCAGGTTGTCGATCCCATCCGGGCCACCTATCACCGGATCCGACGTCTCCAATTGATATACGCCGTCTTCCCATTGGGCTTGTTCTTTCAGGTTTGCCATGCTGCTACCACTCCCCGAGAATATTGGCCGTTGCGGACGGCCGTGCCGTTATGGCGGATCGCAATCGCCGAATAGTCGAGCTTCACCAGTTGACTGCGCGCGGGCGCGTAGCGCTCGATCGCGCGCATCAGCGCCTGCCCTTGACCGCGCGTGATCGGCTGCTTCAGCGTCACGATGTACTCGGCCCACGCGCTTGCGCGGCCATGAACGTAGTTGCCGTCCCGCCGCGCTGTGCCGTCGCGACGCTTCGCGATCCGTCCTTCCTGAATCTCGATTTCGCCGAAGCCGAGCCGCCGAACGATTTCGCGGACGGCCCACGGCGTGCCCTTCCTGCGATGCAACGCCAACGAGCCTTTGATCAGCGCACGCCGCGCGTCGTCCGACTCGGCCAACTCCCACCCGTCGACGGCGACCGACCATGCGAGCCACGGCAGGAATGCGGCCGGACATCGATCGACGTCCATCAGCGTGCGCAGGATCTCCGGATCGACGCTCGGCCGCAGCACGCGAGCGAGCGCGGCTTCGAGCGGCGTCTGATTCGACGGCAATAGACGTTCACTCATCGAGCACCTTCAGATTCAGGACGACGGACGTGCAATCGGCGAACTCCTGCCCGTTGCACGTGACGTCACCCAGCGGAGCTTTCAGATCGACGCGCGCGACGCTGCTGCCGCGCGGATGAAGCGCGCCCGCGATCGCCGATCGCGCCATCCCGAGCTTGAGCCGGCGTGCCGCGTCGATCGCGGCGTCGAGATCGCGCCGTCGCTCGGCCAGCACGACGGCGGGGTCCGGGCCGCGTCCCACGTAGACGTCCGCCTCGATCACGTATGCAACCGGCCGGGCCGGCACGACAAGCACCGTGTCGGTCAACGGCCGCACGTCTTCGGCGGACAACGCCGCGCGCACCTTCGCGAGCAGCGCGTCATTCGCGATACCCCCATTCGACTGCGACATGATCGTCACGCGAACCGTGCCCGGCTCCGGACGATCGACTTGCACGTCGAGCACCTCGGGCGACACGTCGAGCGCGTGCTTGCGATAGGCGTCGATCGGCCCCGCGTCGGTCGACGTCTCGATCGCCAGTTGCGTGCGCAATCGGAATCGCTCGTCTCGCTCGTAGATCGGCGAGCGCGGCGGCGTCGCATCCGGATCGCCGGGATCGACGAGCGCCTTCTCGACGCCCATCAGTGCGGCAACGTGTTCGAGATCCGCGCCGGTCGCGTACGCGAGCATGGTCGCCCGCGCGGCATCGTTGAGGCGTGCGCGCGATCGGATCTCGTCGTATGCGGCCAGCTCGATCAGCTTGACGACCGGATCGGATTCGAGCGCGGCGCTCCAGTCCGGATAGATGCGCTTGAAGTACGCGAGCTTCATCTGATACGCCGCTTCGAAGTCAAGCGTCTCGACCAGATCGGGCGGATCGAGCAGCGACAGATCGATCATCGTCATACCGTCACCTCGAAGATCTCCGCCTTGCCGTCGACATGGCCACGAATCTCGAACGTCACGCGCCCGTCGACGACCGCAAGCGCGGCGACACGATCGAGCTTGATACGCGGCTCCCATCGCCCGATCGCGCGCGCGGCTTCCGCCTGCGCCGACGAGATCCAGCCGCGCGTGATCGGCAGGTCGACCATCGCCGGGATGTCCGAGCCGTACTCGGGCCGCTCGCGGCGCGTGCCCCGGCGCGTGCCGAGGATGTCGCCGATGCTTTGCTTCAGGTGCGCGAGACCGCGCAGCGGTGCGCCGGTCCATCGATCCATGCCGACCATCTCATCGATGTCGCTCATGCGTGGCCCTCAAGCCGTTTGAAGTCCGGATGCGCGTCGAGATACTCGATATGCGACGCGACGCTCGCGAGCACCTCGCCCTTGATGACGCGCAGCACCGAACCGTCCGGGAACACGACGACGCGTGTCCGAAAGCGCGTATCGACGAACGTGGCGCGCGGCTGGACGAGCGGCGCACTCGTGTGCGATGGTTCTTTTGCCATGTGCTGACTCCAAAAATGCGAAACCCCGCGATTGCGGGGCAAAGTGACTTGGAATACCGACCGGCTACAGCGGCGGCGACACGGGCGCTCCGTCGCCCTGCTCCCTGTGGCTGTGGCCGAGGAACGACTTGCCGCCGATCTCGACATCGCCCGTGTAGCGAGCACCGCCGTCGACTTCCACCGCCGGCCCGCCGTCCGCGCCTGCCCGGCCCTGCATGCCGCCGTTGAACGTCAGGCGCTGCCCGGTCGTCGTGTTGCCCGTGAACGTCGAATCCGGAACGTCGCCGAGTAGTTTCTCGGTGCGCAACGTCACGCCGTCCGCGCGTAGCTCCAGTTCCGTCTCGCCGATGCGGAAAACGATCCGCCCGCCTGCGGGCACATCGACCCGGTACTCGTGCGACGCGTGGTCGTAGACCTGCGACGCCCCATCCGGAAAATCAAACGCCGTTTCGTTCGGGCTGCGCCGTGCTGCCCCGCCGTGCTGCTCGGCGTAGTAGCCCGGCACCGCGTACGCGCTCGACAGCTCGCCCGACGCGGACAGGACGGATGCCTGCTCGCCTTCGGACGGCGGCCGCCAGAAGCGCACCGCGCCCGCCGCGACCGTGAACCACGGCAACCAGTCACTGACCCAATCGCCGACCCGCACGCGGCATCGCGGCGGGTCGTACGACACCGCGTCGACCGTGCCTTGCTGCACGAGACACGCGAGCCGCCGGTCGATCTCGCCGATTTCATACTCGAGCATCGTCACTCCGGATAGTCGGCCGGCGCGTCCTGCGCCGGATCCCAATAGCTGCTTTCGTTGCCCGGCCCCGTCGACGGATCGACGCCCCATACGAGCGTGCTGCCGTCCGGGATCGCTTCCGGCTCGCCGCCGATGCCGAATTCGTGCGTCCATTCGACAAGCCACACGAGGTACGTGTCGAGCTGCGGGCGGAACGGGTCTTCGCCAACCTGAACCACCCTGCCGGGCGCGATCGGCAGGCCCCACGTCTGCATGTGAACCGCGAGCGCGAGACGCGCGGCGATTTCGCGCACGTGCAGCTCGTGTTCCGCGCCGTATGGATCGACGATGATGCGCGCCTGCATGCGCGCGATCAGCGAAATGCAGCCGGTCCCGTCGTCGTGTCCGGGTTCCATTTCGGACAGCTCGACGGCGATCAGCGGCGTCCGGATCTGCGCACCGATCTTCGGATACGCTTCGATCCGCTCGAAGGTCGGCAGCGCTTCTCGCAGGCCCTTCACGATCGCGTCGTGCAGCAATTTGAGGTTATCGAGCACGTCCCATTACCTTTTGTAGTTCGTAGTTCACTTCCTGCCTCAGGATCGTCAAGAGCCGTTCCTCGCAAGCCTTCGCCGCGCGGCGAAACGCCGGCTCGCCCGTCTCGTGCCAATTGACCGTCACGACGCGGTACGGCAGCCGTGCCCTCCCGACGCGCTCGAAGATCGGCCCGTCCGGTTGCCGTTTCGACTGCCGCCATGCGCCCTCGAACGACGTGCGGCCGGCGCGCATGCCTTTGCGCGTCTTCGCCACCGAGCCGAGGCGGTGCGCCTCGATCGGGTTCAGGCCGAGCCACACCTTGCCGGTATCGGCCGACCGCAGGAAGAAATACAGCCGGCGGCGGATCGTCTTCTGCGGAATGCGCGTCGCCGCGCTGACTTCCTTCGCCGTCTGGCTCTTGATCCATGCGGCCGTCTTGCGCAGCGTGCGCCGCCATGCGGCCTGCATCGCGGACGGCGACAGGCCCTGCAAGACGGCCGTGACCGCGCCGACGTCGATTTCGACTTTCAGTCGGTTCATGTCATTGCAGTGTCAGGATCGTCCAGCCCGTGCCGTCCGGCTGCGCCTCGATGACGCGATAGCGCCCGCTGCGCGCAGTCACGACGCTGCCCGGCTGGATGCCGGCGGCGTCCGCGTCGATCACGTGCAACATCGGCGCGACGAGGTTCGTGCGTTGCGAGCCGAGATCGGGACCGAGCCACGGCGCGTTGAACATGCCGCGCACGGGCCGGCCGTCGACGAATACATCGTCGTCGCCCAGATCCCGCAGCACGGCCGCGTCGACGTCCATCATCAGATCGTGGAACGCCATGCGTCACGCCTTCAGACGAATGCACGCGCGCGGGCGCGTACACAGATGGATCGGGTTCGACTGCGCCTCGATCTCGACGCCCTTGTTGAACGGCATGACTTCCTGCCGTGCGTAGTACGGCAGCCCGATCGTGTTCACCGCATCGACGTAATCGCCGGGCGCGAAGCGCGAGATGAACAGATCCGGCACGCCTTCGGGCACCGCATACGCCTCGTCGTCGCCGACGAATGGGATGCCGCCGATCTTGCCCCGGTAACGCTCGAACACGATGCCGTCGATTTCGATCGCGCCGCGCGGATCGCCGCGCAGAGCCGCCGCCGCCGCCGTGTTGAGGAACGTCTCTTTCACGGTCGGCAGCGTCAGCAGCTTGCGCCAAAAGTTACGCCCGCAGAACGCACGCACGCTCGAAAACGGCACGTTGCCGAGCGCATCCTCGATCGCTTCGAGCGTGTCCTCGTTCTTGATCCGGATCTCGGTCTTCGCATTCGACAGTTCGTATTCGATCACCTGCTGCTCGATGCCGAAGCGGTCGAGCAGGTTCGCGACGACGTGCTTGCCGTCCGCGTCGAGGATCACGCCGCGCACCGCGCCGAGGCGGTGATACTCGTGCGTCGCTTCGAGTTGGCGGCGCATCTTCGCGAGCCGCTTGTCGACGTAGCGCTGCACCGTCTCCAGCTCCGAATCGTCGCCGAACGCGCGCAGGTTCTGGATCTCGTCCGCCTTGATGACCGCGCGCTGCGGCAGGTGGACCGTGTTGAACGGAATCAGGCTCGGCTTGCTGCCCAGCACGTTCGGCGCGGGCTGGCCGCGCACGCCGGACTGCACGAGCGCGAGCGTGTCGCCGTCGCGCTCGATCTGCACCGTCGTCGTCGTGATGCCTTCCTCGTCGAACAGGCCCGCCTCGCCGAGCCGGCCCGGCACGTGCGGCTGCTCGTTGATGGCGGCGGTCATGGACGACAGCGAAAATGCGTCGTCGTTGAAGATAGCGATGTCTGCCATATGCACTCCAGAATAGAAAAAAGCCGCGCGTCGGCGCGGCTTCGAAATCAGGGAATTCGCTGCGATCAGCGGATGACGATGTGGTACGAGGCCAGATCGTCGCGCGCGGGCGCGTCGAGCCCCGCGAGCAGGCGTGCGTCGACTTCGGCGAGCCGCTTGATCGCAACCGCCGGGCGCGGCTTGTCGGACGCCGGCAACGGCGCGTAGAGGATGCCGACGGCGACCTCCGCGCCGGTCGTCGCGGCGTTGTCGTACGGCGCGTATTCGCCGGATCCGATCACGCCGAGCACGCACCCCGCCGGCAACGCCGGGCCGGCCGCAACGAGAATCGCATCGCGCGAGATCTGGCCCGGCCCCTCCGAAATCAGGAATTCGGCGGGCAACGCGCCCATGGTTTGGATGTTGGACATTCAGCGCTCCTTTCAGCGATGAAAAGTTACTTGGCCACGCGGCGAGCCGCGTAGATGTCGGACGTACGCAACGTGCGGCCGCGTGCCTGCGGTTGCGTCTGCTGCTGCGCCGGATCGGGCCGGCTGTTGATACGGGCGCTCGATGCCGTGAGGCGCTCGAACAACCGCGCGCGCACCTGATCCGGCGTCAGGCCGTCCGCGACGTACTGCGCGGTCAGATCCGTCTGGTTCGCCGCGAGGCAGATCCCGGCGATGTCGGTCGCGTTGCGGATCGCGCGATCAACCGTCTCGCGATCGCGCAGACCGGTCGCCGCGATCACGCCTTCGGCGCATGCGACGAGATTCGCGTCACGCAGTGCGTTGAACACGTGCGAGGCGAGCGCCGCGACGTCTGGCGGTTGCGGCGTTGGATCGGTCGGCGGGTTCTCGGGCGGAACGATCGGTTCCGCGTCCGGCTCGCCGGCGGCATCGAGCAGCGCCACAACCTGCTCGGGCACGGCCGAGAAACGCGCGAGAAGCGGCGCAGCACCGGCCGATGCCGCCAGCTTGACCGGGGCCTCGATCACGTCGCAGAAACCCTTTTCCTTCGCCTGCGCGGCCGTCAGCCACGTCTCCGCGTCCATCATCGCCCGCACGTCATCCTCGGACAGACCGCTGCGCTGCGCGTATGCCGCCAGAATGCCGGCGCTCGCGTTGTCGAGCAGCTCGGCGACCCGGCGCAGATCCTTCGATTCGCCGGCCGCGACCGTGTGCGGATGGTGGATCATCAGCAACGCGTTCTCGGGCATCTCGATCTCGTCGCACGCCATCAGCACCAGCGACGCGGCGGACGCCGCGATGCCGTCGACGCGCCCCTTCACCTTGCCGGCATACCGCCGCAGCGCGTTATAGATCGCGAACGCGTCGAACACGTCGCCGCCCATCGAATTGATTGCGACCGTGATCGACGATGCGTCGGTCGCGACGGCGTCGAGCTGCGACACGAAGTTCTGCGCGTCGGTGCCCCAAAACCCGATGTCGCTATAGATCCGGATCTCGGCGACCTTGCCGCCGCCCGCCTGCGCCTGCGCGCGGATATCCCACCACTTGCGGTTTCGTTTCATTCCCCATCCTCCTTCAAAACACTGCCGTTGCCGTCATCCATCGCGAGCTGCGTGTCGTATCGCAGGCCGAGCCGCTGCTCGCGCGCGAGATCCGCCGCGTTTTCCGCGTCGACCTGCTCCGGGTCATCGCCGCGCGCGAGCACCGCACCCGCACGGCTCGCAAGGCCCGCGCGGATCTCCATGCGCTTCGCGGTGACGTCCTGCACCGGATGGATGTACGGCCAGCCCTGCGGCACCCATCGCACGCGCAGATAGTCGCGACGCCGGCGGAAGTAGTTCGGCATCGGCATCGCGCCCGACAGCGCGCACGCGTCGACCCACCAGCGCCACACCTTGCGGCAGAACTGGTGAATGAACACATTCCACTGAATCTGTTCGACGCTGCGCCGGAACTCGTTGAGAATCACGCGCAGCACGCGATCGCTCACGTCGCGCAAATCGCCCGTGAGCACCTCGTAAGGCATGCCGACCGACGCGGCCGACGCCATCAGTTGCTGGCGCATGAACGGCACATAGTCGTTGCCCGCGCCCGGTGGCTCCGAGAATCTCACCTCCTCACCGGGCGCAAGCTCCTGCATGCCGCCGGGTTCGAGCGACACGACCGGCGAAAACCCGTCGTCGTCGTATCGCATCGGCGCGCCCGAAACGGGATCGCCCATCGGCCCAAGCTCCGCGTGCGGCTTCGTGATGAAGCCCGCGAACAGGTTGCTGACCTCTTGCCGGAACAGCACCGCGTCGTCGAAGTTGTCGAGCGAATGCAGCCGCAGCAGCACCGTCGACAGTTCGGGCACGCCGCGCACCTGCCCCGGCCGCAGCGCGAGGAACACGTGCGCGATCTCGTCGGCCGGCACGCGCACCGTCCGCGTGCTGTCGCCGGCCTGCCGACCGTACTCGCCGGGATGCCGCGTCAGCAGGTGATAGGCAATGCGCCGTCCGTCGTCGTCGAACTCGACGCCGTTGACGATCTCCCCGCGCGGCAGGCGTTCGTTCTTGCTCACCGGCAGATGATCGGCTTCGAGCAACTGCACCTGCAACGGCACGGCCAAGCCATCGTGCCAACTGCGCAGACGCCGCCGCACGAGCACCTCGCCGTCGCTGAAGAACGCGCGAGCAGCGAGCGTCTGCAAACCCGCCATGTCGAACAGCCCGTCCGCGTCGATCTCCTCGGTGCTGTCTTCCCAAAGCTGCTTTTGCGCGTTTCGCATCGCCTCGTCGGGATGTCGCGGATGCGCCTGTATGCCGGAACCGATCGTGTTCGACACGAGCCGCGTGATCGCGGCTTTCGCCCACGGGTCGTTTCGGATCGCGTCGCGCGCCCGATGCCGCATCAGCGGCAGGTTTTGCGCGGCCGCCGCGTTCGGCCCGGCGCTCGACGCCTTCCACGACCGCGCGCGAGCGCCGCCCGTGCTCGCGGATTCGTACGCCGCCGCCTTCAGCCGCGTCGGCACCACGAATCCGCGTCGCGCGAGCATCGGATACGCACGGCTCATCGAACCCCCTTGCCGGCGTGCCGCAGCCGAACGATGCGCGAGCGCCCGCTCGCGCCATCGAGCGCGCGAATGATCTCGGTCTGCGCCTCGCGCAGCTCCAGGATCGAGCGATACTTCACGCGGCGATCCGCGTACTGCACTTCGAGCTCGCCCTTCGCGATCGCGGACTGGATGCGATCGAGATCCTGCCTTGTGTAAGCCATCGGCTTTCTCCTAGCGACGCGTCAGGTAGGCCGAACGGCCGACGCGACGCCCCTGAATGCGCGAAACCCCGCTCGGTGGCGGGGTTTCGATGGGTTGTGCGGCTTGCTGCGGCGGCGGTGCGGTGTCCGTACCGTGATCGTCCGGCGGATCCGGCAGCACCTCGACCGGCAGCGCCGACGGCAACGCGTCGAGCACCGGCACCGCCTCGAACAGCGACACCTGCGACAGGCGCTGCTGCTCGACCTGCCAGTGCGCCTCCGTCATCAGGTGCGTCTTGACGCTGCGCGCCGCGTGCAGCGCATACGCCTCGCAGTCGAGCGCCTCGTTTCGCGCACCGGCCTTCTTCTGCCAGACGCGCTTGGTGCCGAGGCGGGCGGGCACTTTGACCTCGGCCGTCAGCTGCGACAGATAATCGGACCGAACATCGCGATACCAATGCATGCGCCCCGGTCCGTCGCCGTCCAGCTTGAGCCGGTTGTCGAGAATCAGGTCCTTCGCCTTGCTGACGCCGACCATGAACGGCCGCAGCCCATACTTCGCGGCCTTGCTGTTGTTCCGCGTCGAGTCCACGGACGCGCGCGGCGTGCTGAAGATTTCGGCGTTGGCGTCCGTGCTGCCCTTGATCGCCATCACGTTCAGGCCCTGCCGCTGCGCCGCGCGCACGTACTTGTAGACCGCATCGGACGTCGAGCCGTCCGACGAGTCGATCGACATCGCCCGGACCCGCAGCAGCCCGCCCGACTCGTGGCGGTAGGCATGCGTGAGCAGCGTCGTAAGCGCGCCCCATACGCCGCCCGTCAACGGGTCTTCGCGTTGATCGAGCACGTTGCCGAAGATCTCGTCCCACACGACCAGCCAGCTTTCCTCGCCCCGTCCCCACGCGCGCAGCACGATCGCGAGGCGATCATGCTGCACGTCGACGCCGAGCGTCAGGAGCAAGCCGCCCGCCGGCACCACGAACGCCGGATACGGCAAGGCGCGCTCGGCGAGCGCGTCGATCTCGGGCAGATCGGTTTTGTACTTGTACGGCCGGCCCTTCGAGTTGTTCACGAACGAGCGCATTTTCGTGTCGTCGCCCGCGCGAAGGGCTTTTTCCGCCGTCAGCCACTTCTTCACCAGCTCGGCCATGCGTGAGCCGGGGAACGGCGATACCAGCTCGTTGAGCCGGAATCCAGCCACGCCGTGAAACGGGGCCGTCGCAACCCACCGCCCCCGGCGCACCGCGCGAATCCGCATCGAGTCGTCCCACAACGAGCCGCAGTGCGGGCACGTGTACCGCGCCGACTCGGGGCGGGCGCGACCGTACACCTCGTGCGCGATCTCCGCGTCGTCGGTCCACGTGACGTTTTCCCATACCAGCTCGTGTTCCTCGCCGCAGTCCGGGCACGGCACCAGATAGACGCGCTGATCCGATGCCTCGTAGGCCTGCTGGATGCGCGAGAAGCCGTCGACGGTGGGCGTGCCGCCGAAAATCACTTTGCGGCGGCTGTCCGAGTAGCTCTTGTTACGCTCTTCGAGCAGCGTGATCGAATCGCCCTGTTCGCGCACGTTCTGGTTCGCATCGTCCGGCTCCTCGACCGCGACGACGGGCGCGGGCGTCGACTTCACATCGTCCGGCGCGTTCGACGTGATGAACTTGAGGAACCCGCGCGAGAACGTCTTGTGGTCCCACAGGTTGTTCTTGTCGCGGCTCGCATGCACGGGCAGCTTCGCCGACAGGCGCGGCGTCACCTCGACCATCGGCTCGAACTTCTCCATGTTGAACTTCTTCGCCGACTTCTCCTTCGCGAACATGACGATCATCGGGCACGGGTCGACGTCAATCCGCCGGCCGATGTAGTTCAACAGCACCCCATCCGTCCACGCGACCTGCGCCGACTTCATGCACACGACTTTCTGCACGGTCGGATCGTCGAGCGCCGCATGCATGCCGAACACCCACGGCGTGATGTTCGGGTTATAGCGGCCTGGGCTCGCCGTCGCCTTCGCGCTCATCCGGCGATGCTTGCGCGCCCAGTCCGTCGTCCCGATCTTCTCCGGCGGACGCAGCAGTTGCGCGATCCGCCGGATCACCGCCCGAACCGTCTGACTCGTATCCAGAAAGCTGTTCAAGACACCCATACATATGCTCGTTCAACCATTCGAGGTCAATTTCAACGTCATACAGCGCGCGCAGTTCCTGCACCAGCTTGTCGGATAGCGCGAGCAATTCCGTCTGAAAGGCACCGACCATCTGGCCATATGCCTGCTCAAGCTGCGCTGCGTTGACCAACTGCCCTTTCTTCTCGGCCAGCGTCAGCAATTTGATTTCGCGATCGACACGTTCGGTCATCGCGCGTTCGGCCACGAGGTCGATGCCGGTTTCGCTCGCGCGGCCGGCAGCCATTTCGCGCAGGTGCCGGACGTAGGCAATCCGGATCTGGTCGATCGTGGCCGAGCGATAGTCGAGCCCGACCTTGTCGACGAACCGCGAAACGGCCGACTGATCGAGATCGAGATGCTCGGCGATTTGTTGTTGGGTTGGCATGAATATGACCCCCCTAGGTCATTCAACAGTAGAGAAAAAGCGCGGGTGCGCACCCCCGCGTGCGCCCGCACCATAGGGTCCCCTGCCTAACTTCTAGGCAGCGTCGACCCCGACCGCGAGCACCGCGACCGCGCGATCGCCCGCTCGGTCCATCGCCCACACGATGCGGTCCATCGCATCGTCGAATACGAAACCGCGCGCGGTCACGCGCCCCGTGCTTCGATCCTCATCCCACGCGGACCAGACTTCACCCGGCCCGCCATTGGCCGACTCGCTTCGCATTTCAGCGCCCCAATGCAAAAAGCCCCGAGGGCTTTCGCACTCAGGGCTTTGGAATTCATTTCGTAGGGACGAACGCCCCCACACGACCTAACGGGCTCCTCGTATCGTTGTTTTGTCCCGAGAGGTTTGCACGACTAACGCGCGGTGCCAGCGAATATCCAGTGACGCGGTAAAGGATGTGCGAAGTTTACGCGATCCGCTCTTGGAATGGAAGACGTTTCATTCTCGCAATTGGCAGCGCAGCGTGTCATTCACAGAGCCATTGATCGCATCGAGCAGCGCAAGCATGTCGTGAAAGCGCCACGACCAATTGCGCCGATACTCCTTGAGCGTCACACCAAGGGCCTGCGCTCGCGCCGCTTCTTCGATCGGCCGCTTACCGGCCCCGCCACAATCAGGGCAAATCTGCCGCCCGTGAATAGTTGCGGGCGCAGCGATCTGCACGCGCCCCACACCGCTGCAAACGTCACATCCTTCGTACTCCCTAAATACCAGCGGTCCATTGCGGCCGTGAAAGAACGGAATCCGCTCCTCCGCGACACATACCTTCCCGTGCCCTGCACAGACGAGGCACCGTATCGTCGCCTTCGGTTGTTCGGTTGAGCGCCGAACAACGCCACGGCCCTCGCACGTCCCACATTGGTCGTTGACCCACTCGTCGAGCAGCCGCAGCGCGAATCGTTCGATCACATCCACTTGCGCACGCTCGACCGCATGACCGGCGCGTTGTTCGCGGCGCTCATCGCGCTTCAACCCGGAAAACTTTCCGCGCTTGAATCGCCCCGACGTTCGCATCATCTGCGCCAACAGCAGCATCGCGCGTCGAATCATTTCGGGCTTCGCCTGCTGCGCGACCTTGATCCGAACCAGCAACCGACCGAGATCGTTCGCAAAGGCGAGCGCGCCCAAAGTAACTTTCGGATCGGCAATCGGGTCGGTGAACTGACCACGCACGCTCATCGCGACGCCCGCCCGCTCCATCAGATCCATCATCGCTTTCTCCTTAACGTCCTAACGTCCCAATGTCCCAAGGGAAAAGGCTTGCAGGGGCGCGCGCGCCCGCGACATGCGCCGCTCACGTCGCGCATGTCGCGCGCCCGCACCCGCACACGAAGCCGTGCTTTGGGACGCTGGGACACGGGACGTCCACGGCGCGCCAAAGCGGGCAACGCGGCGCGCCGCGAACAGCATCGCGGCGCGCCGAACGCGATCAAAGCGGGCTGTCGTCATCGCCTGCCGCGACCGCTTCGAGCGCCGCTTCCGGCTCCTGCTCCTCGCGCACGTAGTACCAGCCACGCGAGCCCGTCGACTCACGCTTGCGCACCCATCCGAGGGATTTCAGCGCCTTGCCGATACGGCGCTGTTCCGCGAGCGTCCATTTCGACGTGTCGAGCTTCAGGATGTCCGCGAGGATCGATTCCATCGTCGTGTGCGACACGTATTCCAGCGCCTTCGCGATCTTGTCTTCGTACACGTCGCCTTCGTACCGCTCGGCCTGCTCGACCTCGAACAGCGGGCGCTCCTGCTCTGTCACGTGCCACACGACGCCCGCGCGGTACAGGAGGACGGCCTCGGCCCACAACTGATCACGCACGCGCGCGATGCCGTCGATATCGACCAAGCCGCCCACGCGCAACGGCCAGTAGCGCCGGTTGCCCGACTCGTCCTTGAGGTACGTATCGAAGTTGACGGAGCCCGCGAAAACGCACTGACGCGGCACGTCGGTCGCGCGCTTGCCGTAGAAGTTCCGGAACCGGTCGACGGCCGTCGCGAAGAAGCTCTTGACCGCCGACGAGTCCGCTTTGTTCAACGAATCCAGCTCGGCCAGCTCGATCACCCACTTGCCCGCCATCACCGCATAGGTGTCCTTGTTGCCGATCTGGATCGGCGTATCGGTGAACCATTGGCCGCCCGCCAACACCTTCAGCGCCGTCGACTTACGCGCGCCCTGCTTGCCTTCGAGGATCAGCACGTTATCGACCTTGCAGCCCGGCTGCATCACGCGCGCGACGGCCGCGATCATCCATTTCATGAAGGCCAACTGCACATACTCGCTGTCGGCCACGCGCAGATACGTCGACGGCATCGAGCGCACGCGCGGCACGCTATCCCATTCCAGCCCCTCCAGGTACTCACGCACGTCGTGAAAGTGCGTCGCGTCCGCGACTAGCAGCACCGCGTTCATCACGATATCGGTGCGCACCGAAATGCCGTACCGCTGCGACAACCAGAGCACGCAGCGCTGATCGTCCATGTCCGTCCATTCGCCGATGGTGCCCTGCGGGAACGGCGGGGCCTTGCGCTTCATCACGCGACCGCCGAAATCGTCCTGCTCGATCACACCCCGCCACGCCTTGTGATTCGAGAGGATCAGGTGGACATTGCCGAGCGTCGGCAACAGCGTGCCCTTGTCCGACCGCGCGAGGTCCTGCTCCCATGTGTGCGCGCCGTTCTCAGCTTCGCGTCCGTCCCATTCCGCCGGTCCTGCGGCAGCGGACGTCGCGGCCGGCGCCGACCGCTCGGCGTCGACGGCAGCCGGGCGAACGTCTTCGTTTGCTGGCGCGAGGATCGACAGGATCGCCGCCTGCACCTGCCGCGTGACGGCCTCCAACCCTTCCTCGACGTGCAAATCGTTGAAGTCGGTGAGCTTGCGCTCGCCGCGATCGGTGAACGTCGGATAGACGACGCTGACGCCGTCGACCTCGGCAGCCGCTTCGTATGCCCGTTTCAGGCCGGCGTTCTCGAAGCGCTTGCGCCGCTGCGGCAGGACGTCGTTACCGTACGTCACCTCGACGTAGGCCACGCCGTTGTCGTCGACGCGGCGGTGCGCGGCGACCATGTACCACGTCTTCTTCGCCTCGATCCGGATCGGCGCGGCATCGAACGGCAGCTCGCCCCGGAAGTCGAATTCCTCCGCGAGCCAGTCGCGCATCCGCTGCTCGATCTTCCAGTCGTCGTCCGCGCAGATCAGCACGTGCGCGTTCGGATGCGCGTCGCGCAGATGGCGGGCAGTCGACAGGATCCCGCCCGCATCGAAACAGACGCAAAGCGCGAACGCCTCGGCCGTCGCCATGCGCACCGAGCGGCCGGTCGCATAGCCTTCGGCGATCATTACGAGCTGGTCGTCCGCCTTCACCTCGCCGAGCCGGCAGGCCGCGCCCTTCTTCTCCATGCCCTTGTTGAAGCGTTTCGCGCCTTCCGGCGTGATCTTTTGAAGCCCCACAAGCCGCGCTTCATCGTCATACTGATACATCGGCACGAAGATCGTGCCGTCCGAGTCGAACCGCACGCCTTCGGCCGTCACCTGCTTGCGTTCCAGATAGGCCGACGCGCCTTGTTCGCTCGCGCGCGCCCATTGGTCGCACGCGCGGTTCGCGGCCATGCGCGCCGCACGCGCCGCGCGTTCCGCTTCCGCCTGCTCGGCGGCCTCTTGGCGGCGACGCGTCTCCGCGAGCGCTTCCTCGCTCAGCGGCGCACCGTTCCACTGGAATCGCTCCGTGCCCGGATCGTCGCCGGAGAAGTGACCGAACGTGCCTGTATAGCCGATCACCGCGCCCTTGCTGACGACCTCGCGCAACTGATACCAGTACTTCTTGCGCGGGCCGTAGCGATGATGCTTGCCGTCCGCGACCGGATGGCCGGACGGCAGTTCCGGATGATCGGCGTTACGGAGCTGCTGGATGATTTGATCGAGCGTCGACATAGGGATATTCACCTCTTGAAAGCAATCCCTCGCGCGCGCGAATCCGAACGCACGGCGAGGGGAAAGAAATGGGAAAAAACAGATGCGATGCAGCGAACGCAAAGCAACTTGGCTCGCGTCGCTACAGCGTCTTGAGCAGCGCTTGCAACTGGCGAAGCTTGTCCGCCTCGCGGCCGTTCGCCGCCTGCTGTTCCTCGATCACGAGCGCGGCGGTTTCGATCTCGACGGCGATCTCGCGTATCGATTCCACGGTCGCGGTCAGGCGGTTTGCGATGCCCGACAGCAAATCGATCGGCGATGCGCTGCTGTCGCGCCTGTTCAGCGATTCGCTTACGGGCGCACGAACTTCCGGCTCCGCGTCGTCGACCGCATCGGCCTCGACGCCACACGTCGCGAGCCGGACGCGTCGAAATTCGCCGCGCGTGACCTCGCGAACGAGCCCGGCATCCTTCAACCGCGCGAGGCAGTTGTCCGCCGTTCGTGAATCGATTTGCGCCTTGGTCGTGGCTTTCACCTGCGCCACGATCTGCTTGGTCGTCCACGATTCTTGAATCGGCACGAACTCGAAAACCTTCTGCGCGACAGACGGCATGCCGCGCAGAATGGATTGCTGACGGCCGGGGTTCATGCCCGCCCTCGCCGCTTTGAGCCCATCGAAATACCCTTTTGCATAAACTCTCCTGTATGCGTTGTGATCCTTTTCCACCGCTGACCCCCGTCCATCACCGCGCGTCCGATACGTACATGCCGGCCAGCTCGGCCATGCGACGATCGTGCGCCAACTGGTGCGAGTAGTTCCGCCAACGCGCCCGTCCAGCGATGTAGAGCTGTTGCCCGGACGGCGAGAGCCGGTAGCGGGATGCTCGGCGACGCAAGCCGCCGCTCGTGCTGTTCGTATTCACTTCGAGTCTCCAGTGCTAACTGACGGAGCGAACCTCATCTGCTTTGCAAAGTCGCTTTTCTGGTCAGCCTCGATAGGCACAGCAGCGACGGCGAAGCGCCTCGCGCCCCAAAGCCTTGATGCGGATAAGAAGTGCCTCGACGGCCTCGACGATCTCGGAACGCGGGTGCCGGTCTACAAGCCCGATCACCGCGACCCGAGCTTCGCTACCGCTCATCGTTCCGCGAAAACACGCGTCGCAGATTTCGACAAGCGTAAGATCGGCGCGAGGGCCTGCATGCCGAGTGGAAATGACAACGGCCGACGCGAGCTCGCACCTCGGACATTCCATCCGCAGCGCCTCCAAGCCCCAGATGCAGATTCGGGTGAATAGCGCGGACAGAATCTCAATCGCGGTATCGCGATCAGCCATTTCAAGTAGGCGGCTCGCGGCGCGCACTTCGGCGTCGCCGTACCAGCTCTTCCAGTATCCTTCTGCCCGATACGCAAACCCTTGTTTCAAACCTTCGCTGGAGCCCTTCATCATGTCCTCGAATATTGAGAAATTTGATCTACTCGTTGCAGAACTGCTTGCGACCCTGTACGAGCGTTTCCCTGTGGCAACAGGAATCACGGCGAGCGACCACGGCATCAATGCGGAAAACATGTTTCGCAGCGACGGCACCATCGACCAAGACATCGCGGCCGCCCTCGAATTCTTCTGCAATACCGTTCGATGGCTGAAACGGGCCGGATACATCGATTACGACAGGGAGCTCGATTCGGGGACTTTCAGCGAATTGGTGCTGACCGCAAAAGCGCTTGAAATTCTCAAGGCCACTCCGTCGTCCCTTACAGGCAAGCAAACGCTTGGCTCGTATCTTGTCGATAGCGCGAGGAACGGCGCGACCGAAGCGCTGAAGCAAGGCGTCACTACCGCCTTGTCGGCGGGCGTATCGCTCGCGTGGGCTGCCGTTAAGACGCAAATTGGCCATTCCTGATCTCCTGTCACTTGCCACGCAGGCGTCGCCACTCGGTCGACATTGATTCGTCGAAGATCGCAAGATCCTCCGCACTGAGACGGCCCGCGATTTGATTGCGGAACGCGTGGCGCTCAGTCTTCGTCGGCAGTGCCGCGCAGGACAACGCGGCGCGTTCGATAAACAGCGCAACGCGATCGGGGAAAGTCGAGATCAGGGAGACGAACAACCGTCCGGCCTGCTCCGGAGCGACTTCGATCCGGTACGCGAGCGCAGCAATGCCGCATGCGAGCTGATACGGGCGTTCGCAACACAACTGCACCTGCTCGCGCGCAACGCGGCAGCAACCCATGCCGGGCATGAATCGCTGCATGTCAGCGACGCCGGCGGGCAGCAAGGTTACGGGCGGCATGGATCAGCCGCTGGAACAGGCGCTGCCCCTTGCGGCCGGTCGCGATGATCTGCTCGGCTTCGCGATCGTCGATGCGCTGATCTTCGAGCGCGCGCGTCACGTCGTCGGCGACCTTCCCCACGTGCGCCTGCAAGTGGAGCGTCGTCGTCACGAGATGCATCGTTCCCGGTTCATGGCCGTCGACCGCGTGGTGATCGTCGACGCGCTCCGCGACAAGCCCGAAACGAGCGTTGAGCGCATGCAATGCATCGAGCGCGTGCGCCTCGGCTTCGCTCTTCTCCTGCATCCACTCGATCAGCAACTCGAACATCTCCATCGAGAGGCGGCTATCGCCGACGCCGCGCAGGCGCAGACGAAGCGACTCCGGCGTGATGCCCTTGCCTCGGCGGTTCGTCAGGTGATTGGCGGCGTCGGCTACGCCGCCGGGCGTGTTGCGCACGGACGTATAGAGCACGTCCAGCCATTCGGTGCTGTCGTATCTGCAGGTCATTGAACTATTGGTGGTCGGTCGTTTTCAATCTTTTGCTGCTCGAGGGGGAGGCGTACGATTCGCTCTGTCCCGCGAGGGGCCTATCGGCTCACTCGGCGGCGGAACTGTAGGAACGCTGTCCAGCGCACCGCTTCCCAAGGCAGTCGAGAAGCGCCTGAACGGTCGAGACGCGAGGGTCTGAGACGACCCGTCCACCAATCTTCGCGAGGGTTTGATACGGCACGCCGCTTTGCTTCGCAATTGCCGGCCAATCGCCCTTTGCCGCGTCGAGATGCCGCAGCACGGCAGTAAGAATCGGCTCGCTTCCGGTCTTCATAACGCCCCCAATCACAATGGCCAGCCGCGAGTTTATCCATTTAAGGAATTTCATTCAACCAACACGCAAGGCAAACCATCCGCCAATGGTTATCCAAATTCGGCAAGATGTCGGCATGAAAACGCCGCCCACGAAGTCATCGCTTCGGATGATCTTGGCCCGCAAGCTGCGGTGGTACATGGATCACTACCCGCACGTGGACAAGCAAGAAAAGGTCGCCAAGCGCGCCGGAATTTCCCAAAGCTCGGTCAATCGAGTCCTGTCCGGGAAGGTAGACACGCAGATGCGCGTGGTGGAATCTCTCGCTAACGCGATCGGCATATCCCCTACCGATCTGCTGATCGACGACGCGAACGATGCATCGGTAATTCACTACGATCGCGTCCGCTACGCCCAACTCCCGGAGACGGAGAAGAAGGCAATCGAGCGATATATCGAGTTTGTTCTGAGTCAGACCACCGCCACAACCACCGAGGAAGACGGGTCGACGACCATCGAAGAAGTTATTCCGGCCACGCCGGGATCGAAGAGGCGCGCGTCAGCCGCCGCTCAACGCCCATTATCGAACGAATTGTTGAGCGATGAACAAAACCACAAAACCCGCATCCGAGGGACCAAAACGCGAAACCGATAACGTCTACGAACTGCCCACGATACGAAGACGAACTCGGCAGGCCGCCATCCGCGCGTTTCTGCGCGATTTGGTAGCGCGCCACGATCGATCGCCCGCAGTGGCCGCCGCTGCCGTGCTTCTACGCGAGGACGGCACAATCGCCATCTCCGCCAAAGGCGTAGACGCCGATACCGCAGAAGACGTTTTGGCCGGCGCACATCAATTGGCTGAGCGCATCGAATACGCGCGGAATCAGCGTTCACACCGGCTCGCCCGCCAACGCGGAACCGCCAGCATCCTCGCAACCGCGACGATCGGAATTGCAGCCGCAGCATACCTAAACACTTCAGCGTGGCTTGATGCGGCGCTAGTCCTTACCTGCCACGCCGCAACCCTGCTGCTGACCCCACGAAACTCCCGATAACGCGCCCCCGCCTAACCCGGCGGGGATTATTCCGGGAGCACTTATCCATTTATGGATTGACAGGGCATTTTCCATTAATGGATACTCCACCTGTCGCGTCACATGACGCTCAACCGGAGATTTACCCCATGAAGCCGACCGATCTTCACGCTGAGGCCCGCCGGAACTGGCTCCGCGACGAGCAAGCCCCGCGCGTTACGCCCTCCGAACCCGCCCGCCAAAGTAACTTGGAAAAGTCGCTGCTGTTCAAGTGCGTCTTTGCCGCCGCCGCCCTGATCATCGCGGCGAACGTGCTGGATAACGGCCCCGTCGCCGACAAGCCCGCCACCTTTCACGCCAACGTCTGACGCTCACGCGCCGAGGACGGCTTGCGCGCTCGGCGTAAAGGAGATGAAGCCATGCACAGAATCAACGCTGCACAGCACGCGGGCATCCCGCGCCGGGACACGCTGTCGCCCCGGACCGTCGCCCGTTACGAACGCGATCGCCAGCTTCCGACGTCGCCGATCCTCGTCGGCAAGCATGTCGTCATGCGCCGGCCACTCGTGGACGGCGTCTATATCGAGTATCTGATCATGGACGGCAACACCATTGCCGCGAAGCAGATCTCGATTCCAGACGAACCCACGTGTGCGGACGCGATCAAGCGCCTTCGCGCCGCGACACACGCCGAGCCGGAAAAGCACTCCCGCCCGCAGAAGCCGCGCGCGTTCAGGATCAGGGAGGCATCGTGATCGACAACGCCCTCCCGAACGCGGCTCCGCGCCGACTCAATCCATACGTCGACCTCACGCCCGCTCAACGGGCCGACCTGACGGCTCGAATCCTGACCGTGTTCAGGCACGCCACGCACGCGATGACGTCCGACGAGGTGTGCACGACCCATTTCGCCGACATGCCGGGCGCGGCTGCGCAATGCATCGACAAGCTCGCGCGGGGCGGATGGCTGCGCCGCCAACCGCGCCCGCACGACCTGCGTTTCCTGTACTGGCTGACGGGATCGGACGCGGCCCCGCCGCTGTCGGTGCCCTGCAAGCAGGCGGACGGCACCTATTCGAACGATGCCGGCAGCGCACTCGCGCCTCGACATGCGTCGCGATCCGCCGTGCCCGCCGGATCCGCGCACACGCGCCCCGAACTCCACACGATCGTCACGCGAAACGCGGAACGTCACGTCGCCGTCTCGTTCCCGCATCTCCGCTCGCTTGAGATTTCCGTCGACTCGCTGCTTGGGTCGGATACCCGCACGTTGCGATTCCTGCGCCTGTTCCGCCAGAGCATCGACCTCGAAGTGTCGCGACTCGAACTGATGATCCAGAACCGGAGGACCGCGTGAAGCGCATGACGACCTACAAGCATCCGACGTCGTATAACGAGATCGTCGCTCACGCGAATGCCATTCATGCGCGTCGTCTCGCTCAACTCAAGAAGGCCGAGAAGCACATCCGAGCGATCGAGCGCGACCTTGCGTTGGTCGCTGAAACCGGCGTTTACATTGCCGTTGACGGCTACTCGATGTACCTCGAAGACTGCCGCGCACCCGACGAATACCGCTACAGCGGCCGGGCAAAATGGGCGCTCCGAGTTCGCGCGGGGATTTTCAACGAGACGGCCGATCGCGCCATCCGCGCGTTTCTCGCGCTCGGCTGGATCGTCGAGCGCATTGATACCGCTCCGAATTGGTCGAATCTCCTGCTTCGGCGACCGAAAACGCAGTCGCGCCTGATCCTCGACTGCTCAATGGAACTCGCTCACAGTCTCCGACCGCAGGAGTCCGAGTAATGGACGCCCGCACCCAACCGCTCGCGCTCGTCGAGCCGATCGTCACCGGCAATGCGAAGGCTGCCGCTGCGGCGGCGGGCGCGACGTCGGCGGATCTCTGGATGGTGCCGTACGAACAGCTCCACTACGATCCACGCGACAACGTGCGCCCCGTCGATCAACAGTGGGTGTCGCACCTCACCGCGCTGATGATCGCCAACGGCTACGACAAGAGTCAACCGCTCCATTGCTACGTCCGGAAAGTCGACGGAAAGGACCTGATCTACGTCTATAAGGGGCAACACCGCTACCTCTCCGCTGGTAACGCAATCCGTGCGGGAAAGGACCTCGGCAAGATCCCGGTCGTCGTGCGCGATGCGAAGACGGTTGAACGCGCCGAGATGGTGATCGACGGCTACCTTAGCAACGAAAGCAAGCGCGCGTCTCCGCTCGACCTCGCCACGGTCGTCGCGGAACTGCGCGACGTACATGGCCTCGACACGAAAACGATCTGCAAGCGCCTGAACGTTACGGATCAAACCATTCGCGACGTCGGCCTGCTCGAGCAGGCACCTGCGGAGATTCATCAGTTCGTCCGAGACGGCTCCATCTCCGGCACGCTCGTGATCGAACAGATACGACGGCACGGCGCGGAACGGACGCTGGAGCGGATCGTCTCGAGCCTGTCGAAAGCGAAAGACGCGGGCAAGACGAAGGTCACGAAAAAGCATCTCCACACGGCGTCGCCCAAGAGCGTCGCGACAACGGCCGCCGCCGAGCCTCAACGGAAGATTGGCGAGCAACATGCAAAGCAACTTTTGCAAGCGCTGCAAAGCGTGTTGCACGATCCGGGCTTCGGCAAGTTGTCGCCGGGCACGATCGCAGGCGTACATCGCGCGTTGACGGGCTTCGAAGACCTGCTCGATGCCGTGCCGACGCGTCGGCCGAAATATCCGATCGCCAAGGCAAACGAGCATGGCGTGTATGAGCCATCGGAAATCCTGTCCGCGCCCATCTCGAAGCGCACCGGGCGCGCGTCCGTCGAGATTCGGCTCGCGCAGATCGCAGAGGGCGATTGGGAGTTCGGTTTCTCGTACGCCTTCAACAGCGCGGGCGGATCGTCGCCATGCAAGCGCATCGACGGCGAATCCCCCGGCCGGTACAGGACGCGCGTCGAAGCGATCCGGGCTGCGGTTCAGGTGCTCACCCGCACCCTCGAAAGCACTAGCGCTTCGAAGGCGAAGGAAATGGCAGGCGTTCGGCGGTGGCTCGACAAGCTGTTCACGATGCCCGACCCCGACTGGATGCCCGAAATGGCGCGGGAGGCAGCCCAATGACCCCGCGCCCGGCCCTTTCTACCCCACGTCCGCTGCCGCGAAAGCGGGAACGCGCGAACAAGCGCCCGGCTATCACACTGGCGAGCGTCGACGGCAATGCGGTTTCAAAGCGTGTGCGCGGGCTCGCGCCCGCAAAGGCAATCCAGAAGAACGACACGCCGCGTGCGCGGCGAAAAGCAATCCAGAGAAACGAAGCCCCTGCGGGTGCCCGCAGGGGCATGCACGCACGCCTCGACGCGCTTTGCATCGAGATCCGCGCCCTTGTGAGCGACGTCTCGCACTCGGCCGACATCGTGCTGCTCGACCTGATGGCCGACGACGTCGGCAGCTACGCACGGCACAAGGCAGCGCAGGACGCTCGCACGTGGGCGGCGGCGGCCGGCGTCACGCTCGAAACGGGTTTGATGCAGCTCGGCCGGGCGATACCACACGAACAGAATTGAGGATGACCATGAACGACGAACAGAACACCGCACCGAACTGGTTGCAGGAAGGCGATCTGCTCTATCGCCTCACGATCGACACGCACCGGCAAAACCATGACGAGATTTATGTCACGCTGGCCGAAGGATCGCGTGATATGCGGGCACGAGCTGCGCGCGCGGCAGAGCTTCGCGAAGCCTTGAATGGAGTCGAACCCAATAAGCCAACCGGCAGCGCAACGTCCCAAGCGCTCACGAGACTTAGACTGCTCATCGCCGCCGACGAATACTCGATGTCGTTTCAGACGATACGACAATATCGTTCCGCGCTGCTGCGCGAGATCGACCGCACAAATCCCACTCCCCCGCCCGCGATCGCGATGACACACGAACAGAACGCGGCAATCGAATTTGCGCTCGGCGCATGTGCCGGCCATCCAGCCGGCGAGCAGCATGTGGCCGCGCTTGAATCGCTCCTAAACGGCAGCAACGACGCACAGATCGCAATACAACTAACCAACGCTGCTCACGACGTGCTCATCGAGCGCCGCCGCCAGATCGAACAGGAAGGCTGGACGCCTGAACACGACGATAAATGCGGCGACCTCGAGATGTCCTGTGCAGCAGGGTGCTATGCCATGTACACGCTCGCATATCCCGCTGGCGATCCACCGCCGCCGTGGCCTTGGGCCACCGATTGGTGGAAGCCGACAACGCAGCGTCGCAATCTCGTCAAGGCCGCCGCACTGATCCTCGCGGAACTCGAACGGCTCGATCGGCTCCGGGCTCGCGCGGGAGAACGCAAATGAGCCTTCTGACTCGCGCATACATACTTGAGAAGTACGGCCCGCGCATGACGTTAGCGCAGCTAGCACAGCTCCTTCTCATGTCGGAGGGAACTATCCGCAATCAGATTAGCGCCGAGACGTTCCCGATCGCGACGTACAAGGAGGGCAGCGGGCGCTTCGCCGCCTACGATGCCGTCGCGGATTACCTCGATGAAATGTCGGCGCAGGCGCGACGGAAGGCGGCTTGACGGCCGCGCATGGGCCGCCGCCGCGCGGCTCCACTAATCGCGGTTCATGACCGTCAACTGCCCCTTCTTTGCAACCTGATCCGGTCGCAGATTCGTGTACCTCTTCAGGTTGCGCCAGTCCTTGTGTCCGGTAACGGCCGCCACCTCCGGGATATCCCACCCATCCTCGAATAGCGCGCTCGTCGCCTCATGCCGAAGATCGTGCAGCCGCAAATCGTCGATTCCTTTGTCCACGCACGCCCGCTTGAAGTACTTGCTGGCCGTGCTCTTGTCGAATCGGAATATGAACTCGTTCGGATGCGGCTCGATCGCCGGATCTGCCTTGCGCTTCGCTTCGTACTCGGGCGGCACCGGATATCGCGGCTGACGTAGCAGTACTTCGAGCGAGTCTCCAATCAACGGCACCCACTCGTCGTTTCCTTTCTTCTGCCGAGGGTGCTTTCGATCACGCACGAGCGCGAGGCGGCGCTCGACGTCCAGATCAGACCACGTAAGCCGGAACAATTCGCCGCGACGGAACGCGCTCTTCATAGCGACACGAATCACGTCCGGCACTGCCTGCTCTCGCTCAGGATGCTCCGCGAACCACTCGAATATCTTCACAATCTCATCGCGCGTCGGTCGCCGATTCCGATGGTTGCCTGGTCCGATAAGCCGCAAGTGATCGAGAGTCGGCCGCGCGATACTTGGTGCATGCGGCAATCGCAGATCGAGGAGTGACGCCATGTGCTTGAAAACGGTCCCGAGCTTCGAGATATCCATGTCGATGGTGTACTGGCCAGCGCCCTCCTTCTTTCGCAATTGAGCGAACTTGACCAATCGCTGCGTTGACAGCTTCGCGGCTACTTCATCATCAAAGTGACTTTCTAGTCGTGCGAGCATGTAGTGTTCATTCGACTTCTCGCCAATCGGTCGGCCGGACTCCTTTCTGGCCTCTCGATAGCGCCTCACCAGTTCGCCAACCGTGATGGTTTCTTCGACCGCCGCCTCGCGCCCCTTGTCGATCGACGATTCGATGTCGCGTGCCCAAGCCTCGGCCGCTCCCTTTGTTCGGAATGTCTTTGATATACTCTTGCTCCCTAGCCGGCGGACCTGAGCCCGCCAGCGAGAGCCAATCTGGATGATTGACGCCACGTGCTACCCCGTTGAAAAACTGTAGCAACGCGGTCCGAACATAGCGTGCTACAGGGTGGTTTTGTAGCAAAATTGTAGCAGAGGCGGCGTTAAACCCTCTGTCAGCGCATGTCATTATGCGTCATCAGTCGATTGGAGAAAATCGCCGAAAGGCAAGCGGGACAAGGCTTAGAGCTTGATTTTCAAGGGTTCAATCCATCCCGCTCAAACTATCCGCTCCCCGTAGTTCAATGGATAGAACAAGCGCCTCCTAAGCGCTAGATACAGGTTCGATTCCTGTCGGGGGGACCAGTGACACCCCACCCCAGCCTTATACAGCAAGCCTCATCGGCGAATTTGGCGTAAATTTGGCGTAACGCCATCGAACCGATATCGCACCGGCCGCGGCGCCAAATAGAAAGCCCGCACTTAGCGGGCTTTCTTGCCTTACCGGTCCGATCGGATCAGGACGGCTTGCCTGTCACACGCACTGACAACCGCTTCGTCATCCGCTTCGTCGCCGCCGTCGCACAAATCGCCTGCGCAGCCGGCCGCATCGAGCCGTCGCCCCACTCCTTCCGGGCCGACTTCTCGCAGGACGTGTCGCGCGCCTTCTTCCACTTCGCCACCTTCGCCTCAAGGCCGATCTTGCGCTCCGGATGCTCGGCGACCTGCTTGTCGACCACCTGCTGCAGCTCGCGCTCGGCGACGATCTGATCGCGCCAAGCGCAGAAATTCATGCTGGTCTGGCTTCCGTCACAGTTGTTGAGTAGCGCCGTGACCTCGCTGGCCGGCAGCCCGCTGCGCGCCGAAATCTCGTCGGCGGGGCTCTGATCTGCAACCGCAGCTCCCGATACCGCCAGGAGCATCCAGAGGAGGTGCTTCTTCATCGCGTCCTCTGGGGCCGAAACGGGGCGGCTTCTAGGCGGCGCCGGTTGACGAGGCCGTTCGATCGCACCGGAGCAAGACGTCGTCCTTGAGCGTCGCGCGGATGGATGTAGACGCGCTGGTTCATGTGCGATACGACACCGGCGTCGTTGTTCTGGTTCGCGGAATGCAGCGCGGACAGCGCACCTGTATTGCCGGCGTTGTACGTGTAGCTGACCAATTCATCGAATTGCGCCTGCGTGAGTTCGCGCTGTGTGACGTTCCGACGGACTTGGGCCTCCGCGGTACTCACGCGCGCTGCGAGCTGCGCGTTGACCTGCGCCGGCGTCACCGGGCGGCGCAGTTCTTCGGGCGTGCACGCGCCGGTATGCGCGAGGGTGCCCACGCCGAAGGTGCAGTTGTTCGCCTGGTCGTTGTAGTAGTGCATGACTGCCTGCTCCCGCTGGCGCAGCGCGGCCCAGCCGGCCTCGCTCAGGCGCTTGTTTTCGTTCGCCATCTTATTCCTCTCAGTGCCATTTTAGGGTCCACGACGGCCGCGTAGACAACGCACTTTATCATCGGAGGGTTAAAACGGAAACGAACCGCACGCCACCTATTCTTTCGACTAGCCTGCCAATGGCGCCGGCTCTACGCTCTTCGTTTGAATTCTATCGAGGCAGGACGACCCAACTTCATCGGCGACATGGATCGCCGCGCGCGAAGTTACTTACTCACCGGCTCGATACCCCAGCACTGTGCCGATCGCCCATTTTCGGGAATAGCCTCAGGGTTGTACTTACATTTGTTGATCGTATCCAGCGCGGTCTTATACCGATCAACAAGCGGATCGACAATGCTCGCGAGATACGCATCCTTAGCCACCTGGTCCGGCGTCTCGCAATCCGCCCCCATATGCGCGGGATCAGTTTTCAGAATCCCGCCGATCGGCTGCAGGCCATCCCCCCAGCTACCCAATAACGCGAAATAAAGAGCCTCCGTTGTGGACACATATTTCTTCTCAACAACGTACCCGCTCTCGTTGACCGAGCGCACAACCTTAGCAGGCGCACATGACACGTTCGGGAGAGCAGCAAAAACAACACGCCCCTTTAGATATTCACGGCCGGCATAGATCCGCATATCTTTGATGAACTGCGTGAATTTCGCGTCCTTTTCCTCAGTGTCGATATATCCGGCCATATCGTCGAGCGCAAAATTCACGAGGACCCACTCGCTGATATTGACGTTCGCTTTCGCAATTTCATCAGCCGTTGGCCCGACTCCGTTGCCCTCCGCCATCACGAGTTGATGCAACGCCGTACCGTCGATCACGCCGGGGTATACGCCGATTTCTGCGCCCCGCGCTTTAAATGCTTCCTGCAATGCAGTAATCGTTGCCTGTGCGTCACCGTTCAAGGCTCCAGGCGCCGACGCAGCGCTTGAAACGTCAGCGGATGCAGCCATTGCGCGAGCACGCTGAGTCGCGCCCAACGGCACGCCTGAATACGTGAGCCGGATAGCCGGGCCGGACGCTGTCGACGTCGACGAGTCATCACCTCCACAGGCCGAAAGTGCAAGTCCTGCCAGTATTGCCGCGATCAAAGTTTTTTTCATTGTGGTTCTCAGGTCGGAAGTTGTTATATCCCCGGACCATCGATTTTACATATCGATTACGGATTCAGGAAATAGAAAGTCCGCGGCAAGCGCGGACCTCGGTTAGAACAGGCCGGCCGGATGCGCCGCGTCGTCCCAGCTGAAAATGATCAGCTCGTTGCGGCTGCCCGAGCGAGCTGTCGGCCGTCTGGCGCGCCTGCTGCTCGGCCGTGACCGCGGCGCCACGCTGCCGCGCCTCTTCGGCCACGGCGTCCGCTCGGTCCCGAGCCTCTTTCGCGATCGCGTCTGCGCGATCCTGAATCTCCTTTTCGATGGCGCTCGCGTTATCCGACGCCCAGAGGGCGGTCGCCACGCGCTCCAGGAACGCGGCCATGCGAAGCAGATCGGGATTGCCGCACGTCACGCGCGCGTCTTCGAACGCCGCGCAAGCGTCGAGCCACGCGCGGCGCGCATTAACGGACGGCTGCGTCGACATGCACTCGCACGCCTGCATCAAGTTGATCGTCATTACGCGCCCTCCGTCGTCTGGTTCGCCGCGTCGACAGCGCGATAGTTCAACGGATCGGCCATCCAGCGATGAAGCTCGCGATTCGACCAGACCGTGCAACGCTGCGTCAGACGACTCGCACGCGGAAAGCGCCCTTCCAACTCACGCTGGCGGACGGTTTCGCGGGACAAGGGAATGAAAGGACGGAGATCGCCCCAACGCGAAAAACCATCAAGCGGCAGTCCAACCGGGGCAGGTGTTGCGACTGTGTTTTTTGCGGACATTCGTGCTCCCTGAGTATAGCTGTGCCACCATCGACACAGGCCGGAAGCCTGAAGCACGAAACGCGATCGACGTATCGACAATCGCGTTTCGGCCACGTAAAACAAGACTGTCGTTACCTCAATCGCGTTTTACCGGTTCAACCCTGCGAGCCACGCCCTTTTCAACTTTCGCACGTGATCCGCCGTAACGCCGAAGCGAGCCGCAATGTCCGAACAGACGTTGCGTCCCTGAAAGTCTTCTCCGTTACGCCGACGACGATTGAACTCTTCGATGATCTTCGTGTTCTTCGCTTTCGAGAGCCGCGCCGCCTGAGCCGGTTTGATGGCCTTTTGCCTTTCCAGCTTTGCTTGCTCCTGCCGTTCTCGCTGTTCCGCTTCGAGCAGCGCCAAATGCGCGCGCGACATTTCGTGTTCTTCCGCACGCTCGGCAATCTGCTCATGCAGCGCGTCGATTCGTTCCAGCAGCGCTGATTCTGTTTTACGCCTCGCGTAGAGCACGACGCCTTCCAATGTACGACTGTTGAACAGTTCGTGCTTCATCAACTCTTGCGCGGTACGAAAATCATCCTCGTCAATACATTTGACCAGCAAGCCCGCCAACAATGCCATCGCTTCACCAACCGGGACATTACGAGGAATGATGTCTTCCATTTGTCCGAATGGACTTTCACCTCCCTGTCTAGCAAAGGGCTGTGACGCTCGATGTTTTGCATCGGCAGCGGCGAAGGAGAGGATGCTTCTTCTGACACGCTGCTTCGGACGCCTTGGACGAAAGCCGGAGCGTGCTTTGTTTGTGAAAAGCGGGCGAGGTTTATTTGTACTTGGCAATAGCGCACCCTTCCGTGCGGCCTTCACGAAGAACGCCAAGCCAGCCGGAGAAGGTGTCCGATTTTCGGGTGGCCGCCCTAGACTCGACGGGCCACATTTTCTCACGACTTGCTACGCCAACTATTCGGGGCGCAAAGCTTCAGACCGCCCAACGCATAGCAATCAGGCGAGAAGCAGGATGCATCGATAGCTCGCCTAGGAAATATCGAGGGTGGATCGCGCCGCTTGTATCAGGCGCGGGCACCTGTCGAGCCAACCTGCGGACCAGTGCCGTTCCGACTCCCGTTCTCCTCCGTCAAAAGCTCTCTCGCGAATGCCGCGAGGAGGGCGTCTGAGTCATCGATGAAGCCCCCTAGTAGCATCGCGGCACGCGCTTGGAGGTCCAGCCGCAGTGCTTCATAGGCGTCGGCCGATTGCAGTAATGCGTGCAGCGCAGCTCGCGTGTCTGGATACGCAAGTCCCCGTACGTCACGCCCGAGCAGCCCCGCTGCTGCCAAGCCCACATCAAAGTTCGCGGCCTTGAGCAGGTCCGTCGCCTGCTCGTAGGTTCGCTCGATATTTCCGGCATCAATGTAGTTGCGCAGGACGAACAGCAGGTCCGCGGAGTCCGTATTTTTCGTTAGCCGCCTGTCTTTCCACGCGATGAGCTTGAGCAGGACGAACGCCGGCAGCGTTACGACCGGCACGACAAGACCTTCACCGATGCTCACCGGCTGCGCGGTATCGACCGCTTCTTGGAACCCAAGAACCGTCATCACGATGTCGCCATCTGGGGGCCAGTGGATCTCGCCCGGCGGGCCTTCGATCTGACCGAAGGGCACAATGTCGAGCTCACCTTCGTAGTCTTCCGCGCTGCGCTTGAACAGCAGCTTCTGCTGCTGTTTGGAATGACGCCTGAAGCGCTGCGTTTGCACCAACAGTTCGATTAGCGCGTCGTGGGACTCCCAACTAACAGCGCACACAGCGACGTCTACGTCGCGCGTGGCGACGGGGGCTCTGATATCGTGCAGATGCCACATGAGGATGTCACGCGCGGTCGCACCCGCGAGCACGAATTTCGCACCGAGTTGTGCACACGCGTGTTTCACGTCGCGCAGTAACGCGATTGTGAGCGCCTCGACAGGACGATCGACAGGAACTTCAAGCACGCTCTTTTGCAAGGTATCGATCATAAATAGTTTGGGCAACGGCACGATTCCGGTCATCGCCCGATGTGATTAGATCGCTATAGATAAGGAGTGGATGGACCACTTCCCGGTGAGGCAGGTTCCAACCTTCTTCCGCCTTGGCCGGCCAGAATGTCTCGAGTACTTCGACGTTACCGCGATCATCAGGCCGAAGCATCCCATTCAGCATCAAGCGCGGCGTAATACCCCGGTGAGAGTAAATCGTCAACGACGCGGGCTTGATCTCGTGGGTCAGGATGTCTGCGCCGGCCTCGCCGCCCAAGCGAGCATCGATGTCGAGAATCTCGGGTCGGCTCCACCAATTACTTTCCTTGGTCCAACTGGTAAAGCGACATGGGCTGAGCTTCGGACGCAAACGCGTTGGAAATAGACTCGCCCACTCCTCGATGAGCCGGCGGCGATCGGCAATGACCCGACGCGCGCCTTTGTGCACGACTAGTCCCCTGTATATCAAGTCGTCCATCGCCAAGTTGACTGTGTTCAAGGCAACAGCCGAGCGATCCGCAATCGTACGATAGGGGGCGTGGACGAGGCCCGGCTGGGTCAGGAGCGCGAAGGTCACGCGCAATCCCTTGGGCGTCGTCGAACGCGACGTTGGGTTCTTGAGGTTCAGTGCGGGTTTGTCACGCCCGACGATCATGATGGTTGCTTCGGGCTCGTGGAGATATGCGTTGCCCGCTGTATCGAGAAACGGGATGCCCTTTGCTATAAGATCATCCGCCATCCTTGATGTTATGTGCTGTGTGACAAGCATTAGTGGGCGCGCATCGTTCGGCACGCGCCGCGAGAGCATGCGGTTGACGATGATACTTGCGCCTAGCGAACGGGTACTCGCGTTGATTACCACTGGCATGTCGAAGCGCTTCCCCGCAACGGTGAATCGGACCCACGCATCTGCCCCGTCGCTTGCCGAAACCCGAGCATGCGCGAGATCTTTCTTCTCGTTTGCAGTCACGGGCGCAGCGCGATAGTGGTGCGTCGCGTCAGAAAATGCTTCGCAAGCTAGCGTTAGCGCTTGCTGTTCGGTAGCGGTAAGGTGGTCAGGGGGGGCCATCGAAGGATTTCCTTATACGTTAACTCTCAGTGTACGCAAAAAACGTACAAATTCAAAATAACGTACAAACAGACCGAAAAGCCTCTGTGATTGTGGCCTGCGATGCGCGAGGTGTTGCCGTATGTTTTTTCATTGCGTCCCCAGAAAACGTACAAGCATAAATTAACGAACAACATGGAACGCTGGAGAGGGTCGGATCGTTGCGTTGAGACAGGCAGTAACTGCATACCGGCGCGTCCCGTGCCGGACGCTGTTTCAGCCGCCCTGTCCGCAACATCGCTCCGCGCTCCGCACGCGCAGCCCCACTCGAACTCTGGAACACATCGTTGCTCAATAGCGTTACTGCATCGGGAAACCGGGCTGTCGACGCCAGTTCCACTTGCCGCCCCTTCGCATAAATAGGCAGGACGTGGGGCCCGCGCAAAGCTACTTCCAGCCCGAATCGAACGAAGCACCGTTCACCAACTTCAGAATCTCCGCAATCCAAATCGGCTGCTCGGGATTCATAGTGTCCGAAACCGAACCCTTTCGGACATATGTCAACAATCATGTCCGAAAGTAAGCCTCCGCATGTTTTGGACATAGGGTATGATTCGTACATCCCTTTCGAACACATTGAGAGTCAGCATGTCTCGGACCTTCGCATATGCCCGTGTGAGCACTATCGACCAGACGGTAGCTAACCAACTTCGCGAAATCGAGGCTGCCGGCTTTTCAGTCGACAAACGCCGCATCGTTACCGAAAGCGTGTCTGGTAGCGTTAGTGCGCATCAACGGCCGGGGTTTGCCGAACTGCTCCTCCGGTTGGAGGAAGGCGACGTGTTGATCGTAACGAAGCTTGACCGCCTCGGCCGAAATGCGATGGACGTCCGCGCAACTGTTGAGTTGTTGTCGAATCGCGGCATTCGGATTCACTGTCTGGCGCTCGGCGGCGTCGACCTCACCAGTGCCGCCGGTCGCATGACGATGCAAGTACTAAACGCCGTGGCCGAATTTGAACGTGACTTGTTGATCGAACGAACACAAGCCGGTATCGCACGTGCAAGGGCCGAAGGGAAACCCATGGGACGGCCGGCTGCGTTGTCCAAGCTACAGCAGGATACGGTCCGCCACCAATTGAGCCAAGGTGCAAGCGTGGCAAGCCTTGCAAAGCGATACGGCACAAGTCGTCAAACGATCATGCGGGTGCGCGACGCAAAGTGACTTTCAGTCCAAACAAAGTCACTTTGCGCAGCGATAACTGGTTACAGCCCACCTATCCACGGATTTCAAAGACTGGCAATCCGTAACCGTAATGGGAATTGTTGACGGTTGGATAGACCCTTCCGTCGCGCACCTCGAATGCAGCAAGCCCATAAACCGTTCTATTACTATTAACCGTGGGGTATAGCCTATCGCCTCGAATCTCGAACGTTGCCAAACCATAAGTCTCATTCGAATTGTGCACCGTCGGATAAATTTTATCACCCCGAATCTCGTACGACGGCAATCCAAAAGGCTCATGATCGTTATGAACCGTGGGATATAACTTCGACATATTAACCTCCTAAATCAGCCCTAGAGTCCCCACCGCAAGGTCGCCAAAACCCCGGAAACCGCCCTTAAAATAAGTCGCTGCCTATATCGAACCCATCCGCCCGCCACCCGATCACTGCCAAACAGCCGAGCTGCGGCACTAGCCCCCCTCATCAAGCCCTGCCGGGACTACCGGAATAACCATTTCCCGTTGACTCAGACCAAGACTTAGGTTTGAGGGAAGGTTCTCAATAGCGACGAGTTCAAAATTATCGGTCACGATCCGGTCATCGCTCAAAACCGCGTACGAGGGATACCACTTGCTCGCGTCCTTATTAAACTCATATACAAGCTGTCGGGCGGCCGTACCGCGAGCCTTGAGTTTCACAGTCAAGCCCGCAGCCTGAGCGGCTGCGTCAGGCAATTTTTCGTGCGCAGCATAATGCTGACTTACATCTTTGCTCCGGAACAGAAACGAAATTTCGCAGTCGTCGTAGTACGATTGGATCGAGAGAATCGGGTCACGGCGCTCAGAAACTTTATCCAGCAATTTTAGAATCCACGTCCGAAAAGCCGCGTACGTCCCCTTACCTGCTTCAGAAGCGACGGCCGTTATGAAAGGGTTCCAGACAAGTAGCAGATATGGAACACCGACTCGAATTAGCTCATGGATGGACTCCGCAGCATTATGCGAAAGCGGCACGCGGGTGACGCGAAGTGGCGCATCGCTTATTGCATGCGCCAACCACTCTTCATCAACTTCCCTAGGGTCCGTGGCAAAGTCGATCCATGCGCTATCCGGCACTTCCGGGAGCCGCGCTGGAGGAGGTGCAACACCTTCGGTATTAATGCCTAGTCCGCGGAAATCCAGCACATCGCCGCCCGCGTAGTATCCCAACACGGCAACAATAAATTCGCGTCCGTCCGCTGTTTCGAATTTTGCGCTTTCGAGAATCCGCCCTTTTGGTCGACCGGGATCATGGTTATGAAGTAGGGCGTGCGGAGTACTGTTAATTCGATCGACAAGAATCTGGGGATCGACAGGTACTAGCAGCTCGCCGTCGTCCCCGCGCATGTCGGACCAAATCACCGCTGGCGAGACCTTTCCGAATATTCCGTTAGAGTGGCGCAGAATCGCGGCATCCAACCACTCATTGGACGCAGGTGTGCCCCAAAGGTCGGTCATTGCTTCCCCCGTATCGTCTGGTTCTTGACGCTCGGTCTGTGCCTTGCGCCGCTTCCATTCTATAGCGTCTCATCGTGTCCGAGGCAACAGCACGCTTGAGCTACAAATCACCAGCGCGCCGGGTAAGCGGCGGCGTGCGGAAATTTTTTGCGCGGAGCGTTCCAGACGGAGAAGCGATTTGCAGAGAGATCGAAGGGGTAGCAATTGACTGCCGCCTATCTCCAACGTTATCTCCAAGAAAATGTGTGTTCTGGAGATAGGCTTGGAGATAGTCTCGGCCTTGCCAGATAAGGCAGACAAGCCGAAATGAGAGCTTGTCTCCAAATCTCCAAAGATTTTTGCGGTCCAGGTGACGCCCCTGTTACTTACAGTCGATCACACCTACGCTCGGATACGTGTTGGTATTTTTGTTGGTATCTCGTGAGTGCTCATGCCTAGAGGGCATAATCAGCCGTTAGATATGAATTCTGTCGGGGGACCAAGAAACGCCCACAATCTCTTATCCAGTAAGGCTGATTGCCGAAATTGGCGTAAATTTGGCGTAATCAATGCAGGGCCGATCCCGAAGGGCCGCTACTACATCGTGAAGCGCGGCACAGGCGGCCGACTCGAGCCGATTCGCGATCTCGCACTGGATCTGTGGTCAAACAGTGACCGCTCGACATGGTTTGCGCTGTACCGCGCCGACGCCAAAATCGACGACGAGACTGACGTGAACGGCGTCAAGCGCAGCGCATTTCGTCTGCACCCAAATGGCCCGATGGGGAGTGAGCGACGACGGCTGCATCACGATCACGACGCAGGTGCAGTTCGACCAGCTACGTGCGTATCTCGTGAAACAGCCTACCGCGAAGATCCCCGGAATCGACATCGAGTATTACGGCACGGTGGACGTCCGATGA